CCGCCCTAGCTGATCGCCAGCGCCGTCAGGCCGCCCTCGCCCAACGCGGCCTAACCGCCCAGCTAATGGGCGATCCACCACCGAGGACAACATGAACACAATAACGGCTAAAGATACTCGAGGAATTGAGCACCAAGCTTACGAAGTATATGTTGATGGGCATCGTCTACTAGTAGATAAAGTCCTGGCCGATGCCCATCCTGGATTTCTTGAAGAAGAGATTGCATTATTTAAGAAGGATATTTCTTAATGCCCCAAGTCCCTATGACCGGAGCCAACTTCGGGGCCTATGGCCAGTCGCCGATCTCCCAAGGTCCTGGCACCGGCAATCTCCTGATGGCCGCTGCGATCCAATCCCAAGACCCCGCTCGCTCGATGCCCGAAGGGCCGAGTCGCCCGAGGCTTCCGGCTAGGGCCTTGAAGCGCAAGGAACTGAACCCACTGAAGGGTAAGTAGCATGACAGATGCAATGCTAACGAGGCTTCTTGATAAGAAGGTGGAAGCTGGCGTGGAAGCTGCAATCAAGTGGCTAGAAGCTGAGCACGAATCCGATACAGGGTTATTCTTTAGAGAATCTGATATGGTAATTGATGGTCATCTAGACATCAGAGCTTTGGTTGTAGCAATTCTAGAGGCAGTGGACTAAGAGGAAGTAGTGACCGCCCTAGTCGCCTACGCCTCCGAACAAACTAAGGACCTGCTGCGGTTCTCGCAATCGCGGCTGATGGGCCTGCGACTGAATAGGTATTCGTGGTGGGTCCACGGCCGAGAGCTCGCTGACTACCTCCTACCTCGGAGATACAAATGGCTGATTACCCCCAATCAAATGTCGCGAGGCTCGCCGATAAATCAGCATATCTTGGACTCTACGGGTACACTCGCAGCACGCAATCTGGCTTCTGGGATGATGAGTGGTATCTCTTCCCCTACACGGCCGTGGTTTCGGTTAAAGATTGGGCGCATCGATTCCACTCAGACCAATCCAATTAGCCTCTGGCTCGCCGAATGCGAACGTCTGATGATGCTCGTCTTCCAGGAGTCCAACTTCTACGACTCCATGGCCGTCCTCTACTTCGACCTCGTCATCTTTGGCACTGCGATATTGATCATCTATGAGGACTTCGACAACGTTATCCGCTGCGTCAACCCCTGCTACGGTGAATACTACCTCGACATCGATGCAGCCTACCGCCCAACAATCTTCTATCGCGAGTTCACCATGACCGTCAAGGCCATCGTGGACGAGTTCGGTCTCGACAACGTCTCGCAGACCGTCCGAGCATTGTATGAAAAGGGTAAGTCACAGTCCGCCGAAGGCTCAGGCTGGTCCCGAGAGATCGTCATCGCTCATGGCATTGAACCAAACAACGGCCCCGACTACTTCGGCGTCCCCAAGCACTTCAAGTTCCGCGAGGTCTATTGGGAGTGGGGTGGCACCGCTTCCCCTCAAGGCGGCTCCACCGCTCCAACCGGATTCCTCCGTAAACGAGGCTATGCCGAGCAATGCGCCATTGCGGTACGTTGGGATTTGGTGTCTAACGACGCTTACGGTCGTAGCCCTGGTATGGATGCTCTACCTGACGTTAAGCAACTCCAGCTGGAGGTCCGACGAAAGGCCCAGGCCATTGACAAAACAGTCAACCCTCCAATGGTCGCGGATATCCAGCTGAAGAACCAACCCGCCTCGCTCCTCCCTGGCGGCGTGACCTATGTCTCCGGCATGATGGCCGCTGGCAACTCCGGCTTCGCCCCTGCCTATGGCAACTGGCGACCTGACATCAACGCCATCTCCCAAGACCTAATGGAAATCAGAGCCCGGATCAAACAGGTCTTCTTCAACGACCTCTTCATGACCGCCTCCCAATTCGAGACCCGCTCCAACGTCACCGCTGTCGAATGGGACATGCGCAAGGCCGAATCCATGGTCCTCCTCGGTCCGGTCCTCGAGCGGGTCGAGAACGAGGGCCTGAAGATGGTTATTGAGCGAGTCTTCCCCATCATGGCCCGAGCCGGCATCCTTCCTCCTCCACCTCCGGAGATCGCCGGCCACGATATCCAAATCGAGTTCATCTCGATGCTCTCGACCGCTCAGGCTGCTGCGGCTACCTCTGGCATCGAACGCCTTCTCCAGATCGCTGGTGGCCTCGCTGGCGTTGACCCGGCGGTTATGGACAACATCGACATCGACTTCACACTTGATAAGTATTCCTCGTTGATGAACAATGATCCTCGAATGATCCGGTCTCCGCAGCAGCTTGCCCTCATTCGCCAGCAACGCCAACAGCAGCAGCAAGCCGAGGCCGACGCCGAGCGTGCGGAGAAGCTGGCGCAGGGCGCACAGACCCTTAGTCAAACCGACGTGGGCGGTGGCCGCAATGCCCTTCAGGCGATGACGCAGGGAGCGTAGCTTGTACGATGCCTCCGATCGCAAACAAGTCAGAGCGGCCGAGAAAGAGGCTCGACAATCCGAACTTGTTCGGGCCGACATCGTCAAAGGCATTATGTCCCAGCCTATGGGCCGAGCTTATGTCTATGACCGACTCTCTACTTCCCACATATTCCATTCCTCGTTTAGCACTGAGCCTTTGCGAATGGCTTTCTCTGAAGGCGAGCGCAATATCGGCCTCCAACTCCTCGCCGACCTCCTCGCCTTCTGCCCCCACCAATTCACCCTGATGCTCCAAGAAAGGAACGCCGAAGATGGCCGACGAAACAGTGACGGTGGACACAGCAGGGGTGACGCGGACGGCGACGGGCGAGATAGCGGAGCCGGTGAGGACGAGGTCGGATTCGACCCCTACTCAGAGCCAGGAGCAGCCGAAGCCTGAGGTTAAGGCCGAGCCGAAGGCTGAGGACGATGGCAAGTCCCTTCTCAACAAAGAGGTTGGGGAGAAGGACAAGGAACCTGCTAAGGAAGCTGCTAAGGCTCCCGAAGCCTATGCAGAGTTCAAAGTCCCCGACGGCTTCACCCTCGACCCTGAAGTCGCCAAGCGAGCCGGCGGGCTCTTCAAAGAACTCAACCTCTCCCAAGACGGCGCCCAGAAGCTAATCGACCTATACACCGCCGAGACCAAGGCCGCCTTCGAGGCCCCCTTCAACGCCTACCAAGACATGCGGAAGGGCTGGCGTGACGCTGTCTCCAGCGATCGCGAGATGGGCCATCGGCTGCCCGAGATCAAAACCAACGTCACGCAGATGCTCAACACCCACCTTGGCCCTATCCTTGCGGACCAATTCCGCGAAGCGATGGACCTCACCGGCGTCGGCGATCACCCGGCCTTTGTCCGGGCCTTCGACCTGCTATCGCAGTTGCTCGTTGAGTCCCGCTCCCATATAGCAGGGAACCGAGCCTCGCCCTTCGGTCAAACCCGCACTGCTCAGCCGCTCTCAGCGGCGCAGGCGTTGTATCCACACCTTCCTTCTCGTGATTCAGTCTAGCCCAGCCCCAGAGGGGATGAACCGCAAAGCGCAGATGGGTCAAGCCACCAGGAGCCCCGAAACAAGGATTACATAAATGGCTACCCTTGGAGCATCTGCGCTAACCTACGCGGATTGGGCCAAGAGGCTCGACGATGGCTACAAAGTCGCGGTCATTATCGAGATGCTTTCCCAGACCAACGAAATCCTCGACGATATGTTGGTCGTAGAAGGCAACCTCCCCACTGGTCACAAAACGACCGTCCGCACCGGCCTTCCACAGGCCACTTGGCGCTTGCTGAACACCGGCGTTCCGAACGCCAAGTCCACAACCGCCCAACTCGTCGATACCTGCGGGAACCTCGAGACCTACTCCGTCATCGACAAAGACATCGCCGACCTCAACGGCAACACCGCTGAGTTCAGGCTATCTGAAAGCCGCGCCTTCCTCGAAGGCATGTCCCAACAGGTTGCCTCTACCGTCATCTACGGCAACCAATTCGTGAACCCGGAACGCTTCACCGGGCTCGCCCCTCACTACTCCACCAAAACCACCGCCAACTCCAACACCGCCAATAACGTCCTCGATGGCGGCGGCGCAGCTTCAACCAACACCTCAATCTGGCTCGGGGTCTGGGGCGACGATACCCTCCATGCCACCTTCCCGAAGGGCAAGATCACTGGCCTCCAGCAACGAGACATGGGCGAGTGGCCGGTCCAGGACTCCGTAGGCAACACCTTCCAAGCCTACCGCGAGCACTTCAAATGGGAGATCGGGCTGGTCCTCCGTGACTGGCGCTACGTCGCTCGCATCTGCAACATCGACGTGACCCAACTCACCGGCGTCTCGGCCGCGAACCTGATCAACCTCTTGGTCCGCGCTCTGTACCGCCTGCCGACCGCTCCCGTGTCCGCGACCACCATCCAGACCTCCGATACCCCGCAAATCCGGGCCAACATGGGCCGGACGGTGATCTACGCCAACCGCGTGATCCGCACCTACCTCGATCTCCAGGCAATGAATAAGACTAATGTGTTGCTTCGCATCGAGGAGTTTGACGGCAAACCCGTAACCACGTTCAGAGGCATCCCCGTACGCACGGTAGACGCCATTTTGAACAATGAAGCTCAGGTGGTGTAGCCATGGCAATCCTCGACGGCTTCCTCTGCTTCTCCTCTACCCCTCCCGGCGATCTGCCCACCGCTATCGCCTCGAACAACTCCTCGAACGTCATCGACCTCCATATGGCTGGTATCCCAGTTCTCGCGAACCTTCAGGGTGCCCGGGATATGGGAATCGGTGACGATCCTGCCCTGAAGCTTCTGGTCCAGGTCACCGCCACCTTCACTTCCGGTGGCGCCTTGACCCTCTCGGTCGCCCTTCAGGGCGCAACCGACAACGGCGCTGGTGCTCCGGCTGCCTTCTCGACTTGGTGGGCATCGCCAGTCTACGCCCTCGCCACCTTGGTCACTGGCGCCCGCCTCCTCGACATGGACATGCCTCGCCCGCCAGCTGGCATCGCCATTCCTCGGTTCCTGCGAATGCAGTACATCATCGCTGGCGCCGTAGGCACCGCCGGCTCTGTCTTCGCGGCTATCGTCCTTGACCGCCACGATCAAGCCTATCAGTCTACTAGCAATGCCACCCTCGGCGGTTACCCCGCCGGCATCAACGTGGCGAACTGAGGTGGCAAGATGAAGAAATCCATCCACCTCCTCACCGCCTCTGCGCTGGCGATCAATACCTTCCTGAGCGGGCCTGTCGCCGCTCAGTCTCCAGGAGTCAACTCTCCCTTCCAGACCTCCTGGACCCTCCCGTACGCCTCTATCCAGCGCACCTACGGGATCGCCTTCACTGGCCTTGTTGCTGCCGCTGCGGCCACAGATATCGCACAAATCTGTGGCTCCGCGACTACCTTGACCAAGGTAACCCGCATGAAAATCTCCGGCAGGGCCACGGCCGCTGCTGGGATGGACGTGCAGATTATCAAGCGATCCGCCGCTAATACCGGCGGAACTATCAACGCCTCAGCGCCTTGGTCAGGATCATTCGTCACCGGCTTTGCCTACGACGCCAACGACGTAGCCGGAACGGCTCTGACCGCCACCTGGACCGCCAATCCAACCGTTGGCACCTCAGTCGGTGTCATCGATACAGCCCAGGTTGCCCTCTCCGTCGCCGCTACCACCGTCGGTGGTGCGGTTACCGAGTTCAACTTCGGCAACCGGCCGGCTAAGGCTGTAATGCTCCGCACCGCAGCCCAATGCCTCTCGATGAACCTCAACGCCTCTACCTACGCTGGTAACCTACTGGACGTGTCCATCGAGTGGACCGAGGAGTGACCTCATGAAACGCTTCAAAGACCATCTCCTCGGTGGCGTCTGTGGCGCTGCCTTGGTGCTTGCTGGGGCTGCCTACGCCCAGAATATCGTCTCCTCGATTCAACTCTCCCAAGACCCTCGAGGTGCGATCGGCTTCGATAGCAAGAACAACATGTTCCTGCTTAAAGGCCAGCATCTCGGCTCTCAGGGCGGCGCTGCGCCTTCCCTAACCACCTGCGGCACCGCTCCGACTATCACCGGGACCGACTTTGCCTTTACCTTAACTACCGGCTCAGTTGGTACCTCCTGCATCGTCACCTTCTCCAACGCCTTTGGCGCTGCGCCTGTCTGCGTCATCACCGCCAACGGTACGGCTACCCAGCCGACCTACACCACTACCGCAGCGTCGGTGACGCTGTCGGTCGATATCGCCTCAACCGTCTACCAAGGCATCTGCATAGCACCAAGCTGATGGAAATCTCTCTCGCCCACGCCCCCGGCAACGCCGACGTTATCGCCAAGCTCAAGGCCTACTTGGCCGAGGCTGAGGAAGGTAGCGTCGGCGCTGTCGCTATCGCCACCGCCCGTCACACCGAGATCGGTAAAGACAATCACGGTGTGAAGGGTAGCTTCACTGGTGTAGAACGCCTCTATGAGCCCTTGCGAAAGGGCATGGAGACGCTTATCAAGAAGCTGGAGGAGTACGGCGAGAACGTCACTCCTCCAGTCTACGCCAACCCCCTCCCCGCCGACTACTTCCCTTACAACTGCGCTCGCGGGAGCATGAACTTCGACTTTATCGTTGCCTTGATTGACGCCGAGATGCGCCGAGTCCGCGAGGGAGCCCCCGCTCCGCTGAAGGTCCATTTCTGGTTCGGTAAGGACGGCAAGACTGGCCTTCACACCGAAGGCCGAAGGCAGTTCTTCGACAAAGTCATGCGGCCGGCGCTGAAGATAATTGGTGCTGTCGAAGACAAGGCCGCCTTAGAAGGCGTCTTCAAAGAGTTCTACCTCCCGAAGGATATCGTAGCCGCTGCGAAGCAGGGCGAACCTGTCCCTCGCTTTCGCCATCCTCACAAGACCATCCTCGCCGAGAACCTTGTCACCATCACCCTTCGAGAATGCGATGAGTGGCCTCATCGCAATTCCAACCTTGGCGCTTGGTCAATGTTTGGAGAGGACCTAAAGAAGCAAGGCTTCTATCCCCTCTTCGTCCGCGATACCGCTAGGGCCTTCGACACTTTCGAGGACTTCGACACCGACCCTCACGCTTCGATCGACCTCCTCGAACGCTGCGCATTGTACGAGTCCGCCGTCGCCAACCTCTTCGTCGCCAACGGCCCCTGTACTCTCGCCCTCTTCGGCACTCGGCCTTGGCTGACCTTCATCGAAACCTTCCCCGATGGCCATCGCTATGAATGCAACACGCCCAAGTTCTGGCGCGAAGGCCAAGGGATTGAAGTCGGCTCACAGTTCCCTTGGTGCTCTCCGCTTCAGCGGATCGTCTGGGCTAAGGATGAATACTCTACCATCACCGGGGCCTGGAAGGCCCTCGGCCTCAAACCTGGAGACTCTTATGGCACGCTGGCGCCTGACAGCCCCTCACTACCTGAAAGTCGAGGGGACCAAGTGGGAATACACGGAAACGGATCGCACCTCTGGACGCCCGAAGCGAACGCAGTTTGACGTTCCGACCTACCTGAACCCTGATTGGGAAACAGACTGGAACTACACCGAACGCGACGGCATGGGCCGGGTAGTTGAGGGAATGGTCGTCGTTAGTGACGGTCACAATCCCCAGCCGAAGGATATCATCTTCGATGGCACCGTGACCCCGGATATGGCCCCGATGGATGAAGAGGCCGAGGCCATCACCAAGTCTATGCAAAGCACTTGGGTCAACCCAATGGGCGAGCAGGCTTTCCCCTCGAATGGGTTCGCCGAGGCCTTGATCGAAAGTCTGCAAAAGCAGATGGCTGAGGCCTCTGTCAAACAGAGTTCCGATACCGGGGGCCTCGCCGAGGTCCTTGCCGGTATGACCGCGATCATGAAGCAGAACTCCGACATGCTTGCTTCGATTGCCCGACCTGCCGGTGCCGATGACCGCTTCGCTGCTCTCGAAGAGCGGCTCACCGCTGCGATGGATCAGATCAGCAAGCTTGCTGAAGCCAACACTGCCTTGCAGAATCAGCTTCTGACTAAGGACCAAGAGCATCGACAGGCCGTTACTCGGAGAGCCTAAGTGGCCTCTCAACTCGATCTCGACCAGGGCGGCACCTCCCGCGAGTGGATTCGAGCCTACCGCGGACCCTCCGTCGGCTGGATATGGGTTCCTATCCGCAATGTTCTTCAAGTCAGCGCAGCCGGAACCTACAACCTCGACCCTTCCGTCTCCTTGGTCGAGGTCAACGTCAATGGCCTTGTCACGATTGTTCTGCCATCTGCTGTCGATCCTGGCGTTGGCCCCCAAGCCCTCCCTGGGCTATTCGCCAAGAACCCTGTTACCGTCGTTGACATTGGTGGCTTCGCCTCAATTGGAAACCCAATCACCATTCAACGCAATAACGCTAACGAGAACATTGTAGGCCTTGCTCAGATTCTAATCCAAGTCGCCTATGGCGGCTTCGTGCTAAAGCCAAGCTCTACTCAGAAGGGGTGGACTTACTGATGAAATGGATCGCGAGGGCTTTGCTGGCTTTAGGCCTAGCAACTTTCTTCCCTTCTCTAGCTTCGGCCCAATGCAATGGAGCCTTTCCGAATAATACCGTCTGCGGTAATAGTTCTGGCGCGGCTGCTCCACCATTTCCTATCAGCACAACAATCCTATCCTGCTCTGGGGTGGCTGCAAGCAACTCTGATAATAGCACGGCTATTCAAGCTTGCATAACCGCCGCGAACGCGGCCAATAACACAGCCATTTATCTACCTCCCGGAGTCCTTCTCGCACCTAACCTCGCCGCTACAGTTACCGGCTCACAAGTATGGATCGTTTGCCAAGGTGGCCCTGGCGACTGCATTCTTAAGGGATCGCAGAATGGTGTCCTTACTTGGACTGGCAATTACGGCGGCACCTTTAATATGGGCTTCGATAACGCTGGTGCCGCAACCAACACTACGCTATCAGTTGCCTCGGCCAGTACAATGTTTATCAACAGCTGGCTCGGCACTGGTATCGGTGTCTTTGCCGCTGCGAACGGTGTAGGATTCGGCTCTGTTACCTTTGAAGGGACTTTCGGTGCTGTAGGAGCTACGGTAGGCGTTCCGTTATTCGCTTTTAACTTCGGCAATGGAATGATTATCCGCAATTCGCAGATTGCGACTACCGGAACCCGTGGGAGTGTGGTAGCTAACCGAGACTTTATTCAGGCCGAGACCGGCTCAGTTGGAACGCTTCGAGTAGATAATAACCTTGTACAGGTTTTCGATCATCCATTCGTCGCCAATGCCGCTAACGGTATCACCAGTAACGATTTCATCTTCAACAACAACACCTTTGATGGAATGAATAACGGCTTCTCCCTTATTGCTCAAGCCGGAGGAACGCTAGCCAACTTCACCTATGCAGATAAATGGTTTGGTGGGGGCACGACTACCGGCAACGGCCCGTGCATGAGCTTTACCGGCGCTGGAATCATTCAGACAGTCTGGGTCGATGGACATTTCCTATCCTGCGGATCAAGTGGTATCATCGCTACGGCGACAACCTTTAAGCATGTGCATATCAGTATAGTTTCAGAGGGTGTCAACGCAGCTAACGCCGCGGGCACAGCCGACTTCATCAACATCGCCGGCGGAGCCAACTACTCCTATATCGAGATCGTCAATTCAGTTGGCGGGTTTAGTGGCTTTGGTTCTGCCTTTCAGGCAAAGAATGGCTGTGTCTTCGGCGCAGCCATAGACCATCTGACCTTTATCGGTAACGACTGTACTGGCTCAACCGCCAATTACAACGGCATGGCCGCAGGTACTAGCTCGACCTTTGCCCACACTAATTACAAGCAACGTAGCAATATTGGACTGATCGATAGTCCGGTTTACGCAATAACGGAAGGCGGGACCAACTGTTCTGTAGCTAGCGGAACCTGTCTCGATAACATCACTGGATTTGCTTCGACCGGGTTTCTTAAGCGTACAGGGGCTGGGACTTACTCCTTCGTGACTGATCCTTCCGACGTAACCTCAGTTTTTGGTCGCACCGGCGCCGTTGTTGCGGCAGCTAACGACTATAACTTCAATCAACTTGCTGGTACCAATTCTATTGCCCAGCTAGGTGGTAGTGGTGCGTCTCATGCGACTCTGATTGATGTAGCCGGAACCGCGACATGGAAGGTTATTCCTGACTGTCAGGATAGTAGTGGCAACCATATTAACTACACGCAATCAACCGACGCCTTTTCCTGCGGAACAACAGTAGGTGCACTTGCTGCCGGGAACTTCGCCAATCCGACTGCCAAGGTTGGCCCGACTGCTACTAATGGATCAGCTACAACTGCGATGCGCTCTGATGGTGCTCCAGCGATTGATCTTACTGCCAGTTATAGCTGGACTAGCCCACACACATTTACAATAGCTGCTGGCGGAACTGCGATAGCTCTCCACTCTGGAGGCAGCGCCAATGATATCTTAACATTTACCAACGACGCTGTGCCGGCTTCCAACAAGTGGACCGTCCGCATTCGTAATCTGGTTGAAGGCGACATAGGCTTTTGGGACACCAATTCGGGTACCTATGGATTATACGTCAACGGCAGTCATGCGGTTGTGATTGGCGGTAGCACTACATTCGCGGGGACTAATGGCGAATTGGGATTTCCTAAGATCACCGCTTCCGGAACTGCGCCGGGGGCGGGTAATACCAAAGTAGAATGGACCGCCGGGACCAATGCTGGAACGTGCAAGATGATTGCTTACGCTGGGACCTCGACAACGCCAGTGACAATCGTAGACAACGTGGGGACCGGATGCTAATGCGCACCATTTTCGTATGGCTGCTCACATGCTCTCTTGCATTTGGGCAAGTAGTAGCGCCAGCGGTCAATGCGCCACTTAATGGAACGGGCGTAGCTAGCACTCTATGGACTTCTTCTGCCGCGCAGTCGATGGCATCGACTAGCGATGTCAGTTGTTTCTCTCCGTCCGGTACTGGTCCCGGTCAGACCGTATCAGCGAACACACTAAGCATCGGCAATTATTTTCACCTATACTGCACTGGCTTCTACTCTACGCCAATTGCCAATACTGCGACCGTTACAGTCAAGATTAATTGGGGAGCGACCAATATCGTCTCTGTTACGACAGCGGCGCTTCCGGCAAGTGCAAGCAACTTTCCGTTTACCTTAGATGTTGTCTGTACAATTAGGACAATCGGAGCGACTGGTACGATTATATGTTCTGGCGGCTTGTACTACTCGGCGGCACTCAGTGGGGTAGCACTTTTGTTCAATAGCATGTTAAGCACTACAGTGGTAATCAATACCACGACCTCGAACAAGATCGACGTGACTGCGGCATGGTCAACGGTTGCAGGTAGTCAAAATGCCGTGGCCGTTGTCGGTTCGATACAACTGTTCTAATGGAGACAGGTATCTATGACTAACGCATGGTGCGATCTCGGACGCGAGGAAAGCCTGCCATCATGGTCACCTAAGCCGAGGAAACGCGGGTGGGTACTCGTTATAGGCATCGTTATCTTATTTGCTAGCGTAGTCTACGCTGCCGCCCAACAACCAACTTCCTATACAACCGCCGCTCTACGAATTAGTGCTGTTATTGGTGAATGGGCCCAGCAGCTAGAACTACTAGAGCGAGACAACAACCAACTGAAGGCAAGGATCAAGGAACTAGAAGCTAAGCTTCCCAAAGAGGAGAAGCCTGATGCCAAGTAGCACACCGGCTCAAGCCCAATTAATGGCAGCTAGCGCTCACTCCGCGGATTTCGCCAAACGTGCTGGTGTTCCAATGGGCGTAGCGAAAGAGTTCAACAAAGCCGATGCCAAGACCGGAATCCTCCGGAAGAAAAAGAAACCTACCGATACTAAGGACAACTAATGGCCGATCGCACTACAGACGACGACATCCGCGAACTCCGCCGTGAGATGACGACTATTCGAAAGCTGCTTGGCGAGGTCATCAGCTATATCCGCGACGCTGAGTCGGAAATCCCAGAACGCATCCGTCGCTTCATGAACTACATGCATGATCTCCACGATATCAAATACATGTATGAGGAACTCGGCCACTCCGTCCCGTCTCACCATCTTCGCGAGATGGAACGCTGCGACGATCGCTTTCGCCAGCTGGTCGCTGAAGAAAATGCTGAAGGCGGGACGTTCTCGAAGGTCCGAAGGGACATGGCAGCTGATCCAGCTAACCGTTGGGATCATACTCGTCAACTTGCTGCACCCACCCACCTAAAGGAGAAGATAGATGCAGGGAAGAGCTAACCGATCTGGCCCGGCTGGCCAGAAGACTGAGCCGAACTCTCGAGCGGTAGACCCGCGTGCTGTTGAGCAACTTGGCAGCAAGCTCAATCGCCGGGATGAATACGCTCCAATGTACCCTGGCCGAGGGTATTCGGTTCAGGCCCCAGCGACCAGTAGGACAATCCACCCCTCAGGCTCACAAGGAAAACGCTGATGCCACTTGATACAGAAAGACTAGGTCACCTCGCTGCCCTATTCCACATCCATACAGCAGCCCTTGGCCATCCCAAGCTGAAGCCCATCGCCGACGAAGCGATGAAGCAGTTAGAAGAGCATGCAAAGGCTCTGGAGCCAGTAGTGGAAGAGCCAAAGCCTGAAGATGTCGCCAGGGTCGAGGCGGATCAGGGTCAGGATATCGACCTTGAAGAGGCTAAGAGGGTTCGAGCTCAGGCAGCAGAAACCGAGAAGGTCCATACCGATACTCCCGCAGTCACCAGACGAGGTGTCCTATGAAATCCGGTCGTGATATCCTCTCAGGCTTTGGGCCTGATGCAAGCAAGCCCCAGCGAGCCTCTGCCTCCTCGGGCGGCGTCACTGAAGCGAAGGAGCTTCCCTACTCGCCCCCGCAAGGCCCCAAGAACATCTCCGATCCCAAGTCCCCTGGCCTTCACGGAACCAACCATGGCAACTGCGGTAGTCAAGGTCGCAGGTGACCACTGACGTTGATATCGTCAATCGCTCTCTGGCAGCGATTGGCACACGCACGACTGTTGCCTCGTTTCTTGAGAACAGCAACGAGGCTAAGCAGGCGAATCTATTGTACGGCTCCTTACGTGACGAGCTAATCCGACTCGCTCCGTGGAACTGTACAACGAACTATGCTGTCCTTCAGCTTATCACTGCAGCGCCAGGGACGCCAGAGAATGCATCGAACGTAGGTACTATTGTCTGGAATAAGACTATTCCAGCGCCGCCTTGGGCGTATGAATACGCTTACCCCAGCGATTGTCTCAAAGCTCTGTTCATCATTCCTCAATTTCAAACCGGCTTCGCCTCTGGTATCCCAATCACCACCGCTGTAACTGGCGGTGCGCCGAACTTCTGGAACGGACCGCCGGTTAGGTTTAGAGTAGCGGTGGACCAACCAACAACAGTGGGTGGGATTGTTGTCGTTAATGCCGGGGTTAACTATGCTGTTAATGATATCATTAGTATAGCTGGAGGCATCGGCGTCCCTGCTCAACTCATTGTCACGGCTATAGGAGCCGGGGGCAGCATTACTGGTATTAGTTCTTTTATAGGCGGTAGCTATTCCACAACTCCAGCCAATCCAGTCTCACAGAACACTACTTCTGGCTCAGGCTCTGGCGCTACCTTCACCCTCTCCTATCTAAGCACCGTATCTGCTGCGGCTATCGCCGGTGGTGGTGTAGGATACGCTGTAGGCGATTCTATAACCCTAACTGGAGGTTCAACTAACCGAGCCGCTCAACTAACCGTGGCTTCTGTTGCCGCCGGCGTCATTACCGGAGTATCTATCCTCCTCGGAGGCGTATACTTCGGTAACCTACCAGCAAATCCTATTGCACAGGGATCAACAACCGGCTCTGGCTTGGGCGCCACCTTTAATCTAACCTTCTCAACTACATTCGACCAGCGTGTTATCCTCACGAACCAAGAGAACGCCGTTCTCGCATATTGCAAACGCGTTACCGATCCGAATCAGTGGGACAGCCAGTTCCAACAAGCGATGATCGCTGGCCTTGCCGCTAGGCTTGCCAATCCGCTAACCGGCGATGATAAGAAGGCTCAGACAAAGCTCAATGAGGCCAATGCCTTCATCATCGAAGCCAGAAAGTCTGATGCCAACGAAGGCTTAACCGTTAACGACGTTACCCCTGACTGGATTCGCATTCGCGGCATCGACTTCGCCTTTGACCCCGCCTGGGATGGCTCGCCGAGTGGGTTGGATTGGGGTCCCCTCCTCTCGCTATATTGAGGATAGCTTGTGGCCGCTTTGGTTATGCAGAAGGCTTTCTCCTCGGGTGAGTGGGCACCAGAGCTATACGCACGAGTAGATTTAGCTAAGTACCACGCTGCCGCTGCGCTGCTCCGTAACTTCTTTGTTGATTATCGAGGTGGAGCGAGCACTAGAGCAGGTACGAAGTATATTCTTCAAGCATTTAAGTCCAGCACCAAGGTCCGGCTGATACCATTTCAAGCCAGCTTCACAGTCAACTACGCCTTAGAGTTCGGTAACTTCTATATTCGATTCTTTAATAACGGCGCGCCAGTTCTCGAGTCAGGCTTCGCTATTACAGCTATCACCAACGCCAATCCAGGCGGCTTTACAATCCCCGGTGCCCCTTATGCCGTCGGTGATTGGATATTCATCTCTGGCGCTACCGGAATGACGCAGGTAAATGGAAACTACTACGTCGTCTCTGGTGCTGGGCAGCTTAGTGATCTATTTGGAAACGTAGTTAACACAACTGCCTTCGGTGTATACACTGGAAATGGCATTGCTCAGCGGGTCTATACTCTGCCCTCCCCGTATGCCTCGGCTGACTTGGCTCTAGTTAAGTTCGCTCAGAGCGTTAATAGCTTGATTCTATGCCATCCTAATTATGCCCCACAGGTCTTGACGCTAGTCTCAGCAGCCAACTGGACCATCAACGCCATTAACTTCGGCCCAACTATTGCAACGCCAACGATCTCATCTGTCGTCTCCACTATGGGCGCCGGGGCGGTTAACTACGCCTACACTGTCACAGCTGTCGATATCAACGGCCAGGAGAGCGGCCCGGCGGTAACTGGAGTCTTAGTTAATAAAGCCGACCTCCGTACAAATGCTGGAACCAATACTATCTCTTGGGCAGTTATCCCTGGCGCTGTTAGCTATAACGTCTACAAGACCGAGGTCTCCCTTGCTGGCGCTGTTCCAGCCGGGCAGCAATTTGGCTTCATTGGTAACTCAACTGGAACCTCGTTCGTCGATAGTAATATCGCGCCAGATTTCTCTCAATGCCCACCAGTAGTGCAGAATCCATTCGCTGGGGCATCGGTGCTGCTTCTAACCTTAACGGGTGACGCTAACTACACGATCGTTCCCGGAGTTACTATTGCAGCCCCAAGCAGTGGGCTACAAGCAACGGCTTATGTTGTTTTATCAGTTGGTGCCTTTACTGGCAGTACTATCGTAGTTAATTCTCCCGGCGGCGGCGGGGGTGGTCCATCACCTGTAGGCCAAACAATCAACTTTAACTTTGGTGGTGTAGTCGGTCAGATATCTTCGGCTACCCCTGCCGGCGGTAATAATTGGAATGTTACTGGTATAACTATTGTCTCTGGTGGTAGCGTGGTCGGAGTCGGGAATGCTACATTAAGCCCGCTAACGCCTACTGGCATTGTTGGAGGAGCTTCATACGTCTCCGGCAATGCCAGTGTAACATGGCATATTGGAGCCTTGGTCTTGGTCTCAGGTGGTTTCGGTTATACTGCGACTCCTGCCGTTACCTTTAGTGCCGGCGCAGCCACCGCAACCGCAACTCTTAGTCCTGCCTCTGGTGGCAATCCTTCCGTTCCTGGCTTCCTTGACGAACGCCTCGTCCTCGCAGCGCAGCCTCAGGCCTTGCAGACCTTCTACATGTCCCAGCCAGGATCGCCTTATAACTTCAACGTTACCAATCCTATCCTTCCTGACGATGCTATTACCGGCTCGATAGTCTCTGGCAAGCTCAACGCTATTAGGTCGATGCTCCAAGCTCCGACCGGGCTGATTATGTTCACCTCGCAGCAGGCTTGGCTAATCAACGGTGGAGCTAGCGGAGCTCCGGTAACTCCTATCGATATCGCCGCTAAAGGCCACGCCTATAACGGTGCCTCCGATGTCCCGCCACTTCAAATCAACTTCGACTTTCTGTACGTTCAAGCTAAGGGATCAATCGTCCGTGATCTTACTTTCAACTTCTACACGCAGATATATACCGGAACGGATATCTCCGTGCTCTCCAGCCACCTCCTGTTTGGGTACCAAATCACTGAGTGGGCCTACGCTGAAGTTCCCTTCTCAGTCGTTTGGGCTGTTCGTAATGATGGAGCCCTACTCTCGTTGACTTACGTCAAAGAACAAGAGATGATCGGTTGGGCTCATCACGATACACAGGGAACATTCCAGTCAGTGGTTTCTATAACAGAACCAGCTGAGCCTGGACCGGGCTCGTCCGTTGTTGGAACTATCGATGCAGTCTATGTTGTGGTTCAGCGAACTGTCAACGGCCAGACTATTCAATATATCGAGCGAATGGCTGATCGGTTCCCTCAGGATGGATACAAATCCTGCTGGGCGGTGGACTCTGGTTTGCAGTATTCTGGAGCGCCTAAAACTAACTTCGCGCTACCGCACCTTCCCAATACCAATATCGTCGGTCTATCTAATGGAGTTCCGTTCACCGCATTAACTGATGCTAATGGTGCCTTTGTTCTTCCCGCAACTCCCGTCGCCACAGCTGGCCTTGCCTTTGTTCCTCAACTCCAGACCCTCAATATCGAAGTCGGCGATCCGACAATCCAGGGTAAGCTTAAGAATATCCCCGCCGATATCCTTCGAGTTCGTAGTACTCTTGGGTTGAGTATTGGAAAGAACTTCACTACGCTGGTTCCGATGAAGGATTTAATTCGTGGCAACGTAAATAGTATGGCAACAGGACTTCCTTCTTCGCAGCAGGTGGTCAACGACCTCTGGACCGGCGACGCCAAGACCTACCTCGACTCCTCGTGGTCTACTGGTGGGCAGTATTGTATTGAACAGGATCAGCCGTTTTACGCAACGGTGCTTGGAACAATCCCAATGCTGGCGGTGGGTGGATGACGGTAACGATATCTAACCCAACGAGTTCTGATATCAGAGAAGCAATGCGTGCAATGTTAGAGCACGAGCAGAGCATTATGGATACGTGCCTACGAGCTACAGGTACGGCCTACTGCGGGAAGATCGATGGCGAAGTCGCTTGTATCTGGGGCCTTGTCCCACCGACAATAATGTCAAGCCAAGCCTATATCTGGCTTTACACAACCGAGGTCGCAGACGAACATACCTTTATTCTTGTTCGATATTCTCAGCATATGATCCAGCGGATGCTCGAAGAGTTCGAGGCCCTAACTGGCCATTGTAAGGCCGGAGATGACCGAGCTATCCGCTGGATGAAGTGGCTTGGAGCGGAGTTCGAGAAGCCGCAAGGGAAGCTGGTGCCGTTTGTGATAAGGCGGAAGAATGGCTGACCCTAGTACCTTAGCCATGGCCTCAATGGGCGGCACGGTTGCTGGGAGCTTGCTCTCGGCCTTTGGCTCGGCCTACAAGGGTCAAGCTCAGGCCAATATGTATGACTACCAAGCTGGCGTAGCAAAGATAAATCAACAGATCAATCTCCAGAACGCTGATTACGAGCGCAACGTTGGCGAAGTCGAGGCCCAGGAATCCGGAATGAAGACTCGGGCGCAGGTTGGGGCAACTGTAGCCGCGCAGGCATCGAGTGGATTGGATGTTAACAGAGGCTCTGCGAGCGATGTCCGAACTAGCGAGATCGAGATCGGCCAACAGGACGAGAATATAATCCGAGCCAACGCTGCAAGGAAGGCCTACGGCTACGAGGTCGAGGCAACGCAGGACGTGGCTCAGGCTGGGCTTTATGGAATGGCAGCTACCTCAGCCAAGACTAGTGGGGGTATTGGGGCCTTATCCTCTATCCTCAGTGGCGGCACTAGCGTAGCGGATAAGTGGTTGAAAGGTCAGCAGACTGGTGTGTTTGGAGGGAGTGGCTCTGGTAGCTTTAGCTTTGATCCAGGTGTAGCTGGCGGGATGACGCCCTGATGCCCCAAGTACCGTACGTACCTTATCCCACCGCCCAGCCTTCAACCCAAGGCACCCCGACCCTTCGGCTGAATACGCCTAGCGAGGCCTTTGGAGCTAATGTTGGTCAGGCTATTGAGGGATTTGGCAAGGGGTTAGAAGCTGATAGCGATAAGATATTCAATCGAGCTATTGCTCTTCAGGAGATGCAGAACGAGACAGCGGCGAGGAATGCTGATGTTCAAGCGTCGATTGATATGGGAAATTTGCATGCTAAGTTCTCGGCGTTAGAGGGGGTGAATGCGGGGCCAAAGGCGTTAGAGCAGTATACTAGTGATCTAAGGGATGTGTACCAGAAGGGCCGGGCAGCCTTGCCTAACGATGATGCCCGCCGCCGATATGACTCTCAAGCTCTCTCAGTTCTAGCCCGCTCTATCTTCAACGGCGCTGGGCACTCGGCGCAGCAGATGAAGCAGGCGTCGGTTAAGTCCGCTCAAGCGCAGGTGGCGCAAGATGCAGATGATCTTTATAACAATCCGAATGAACAGGGCCTAGATGTTTATCTAGACAAGGCTCGTACCTCCGCTCATACCGTCGCAGCCGCACAAGGTCTCGATCCTATCGCTACGAAGGAGCTAGAGGACAAGTATACCTCACATCAGCTATCTCACTTGATCACCGGCCGGGCTAAGCAGGAGCCTTGGAAGGCTGGGGAGTTATTGGAGCAATATCGCGACCGCCTCCATGGTGAAGATATCACTCGTGTAGAGAACTCCGTTCAACAGGCTCAGCGAACCACCGGCGCTAGGATGCTTGCTCTTCAAGTGAATGCTGATCTAAACGATCCTGATATGGAAGATCATCGACCGCTGACGGATAGGATCAAGGATGTTAGGGAGCTTGCAGCTAAGCAAGTGCCGAACGATCAGCTGCTCCCAGCGTATGCTGAGGCTCAGGTCGAGGCCGGATACAATCGTTGGAAGCAGGTTCAACGGGATACAGAGTTCCAGAATAAGCAAACGATCGAAGGGGCCCTAGTTGGGAACTATGGCAAGGTTCCTGTAACAGTCGATGAGCTTCGGGCTATACCTGACGCTGACGCTGCTTGGTCCTCACTAAAGCCAAGCACTCAGCGGCACTACCTAAACGTGATGTCCCAGATTCAACGCACCGGCGATCGCATTCCTCCGGCGGAGAGTTTGGTCGAGCGCCAGAAGTATGTTGGAATGGCTCAGACCGACCCTGCGGCGTTTTTAGATGCTGATGTTCTCGGTAATGAGGGGTTGAATATTGCTGATAAGAAGTATCTAATCGGCTTGCAAGGTCAAGTCAAGAAGTCGGCGGTGCAGGACCCGAGGCTGACTAGAGCCTTGCAGATACTCGGCCCTGATCTCCAAGCTGCTGGGATATCCAAGTCAGCCGATCCAACAACCTTCTACAAATATACTGGCGCTTTGTTCGACCAGCTTCAGGATTACCAGACCGAGAATAAGAAGGCCCCGAAGCCTGAGGAGGTTCAGGCGATTGGGCGCAGATTACTGCAAGAGCAGGCCCAGCCGGGGAGGTTCTGGGGCACCAATCAGATTAGAACTTTTGAACTGTCGCCACCGCAGGAAACTATTGATATGATAAAGGATGATATTAAATCTAAGGACCCAACCGCCCAGCCGACTGATGAGCAGATTATCCGCGCCTATATTCGCGAGAAGTACAAACGCCTCTATGATACAGCTGCACCCAGCGCTGGCGGTGAGAAGTGAGCGAGATCACTGATATCTCCGATGCTTGGTTGAATGATCAGCGTCAAGCTAAGGCGTCGGCTACCGCCGCTTTAGATGACAACCCTGATGATGCTGCGAGGGCCCAACAGCTAGCGCTAGAGACCGGCGTTCCGGCTTCGGTTATCCACGGTGATCTAGAAGGCTTCGAGCGACAGCATAAAGCTCAACTGAATAGTCAGCTGATTAGTCAGAATCCTATCCTTCAGGACTATATCAATTCGGAGCCCATGGCCGCCAAGGTCAGCCATGACGATTTCCATAACCTTGATGCTGTTACCGATTCCGTTAAAGGTATATCATCTCGGTTTGCAGCGCAACTTGCTCCCGATACCCCTGAAAGGATTCAACAAGAGCGTGAGAAGTTTGACGCATTCTTTGAGGGCTCTGGTAGATTCCGCTGGCCATGGCAGATAGCTGAATGGATTAAGCCAGAGGATGCCCAACAGTATCCTATGCTATCAGCGTTGGCTTCTTATGGTGGGTGGGGGCTAGAGACAGCTTTGAAAGGTCTATCCGGCTTTGGTCATATGGTTCCAGCAGCATTCAAGGACGCGATGGTTCAGGAGGGTGTGCCTGAGGACGATGCTAATCGCTATGCTAATACCCTTGGCGGCTTTATTGAATGGAAGATGACCGATTTCGCTTCACATGGAATGGCTCCTCACGCAACAGAAGCTCCGTTTGGTGGCAGGTCACATATATATCCGCACACAGAATATTGGTTTCCAAAGAGGGTAGTGCCAGAAGAATTCCTCCCCGAATTAGAAAAGATAGCTACGGCTGTCGAGGCTGCTAGACCTTGGATTGAGAATGGTCAACCGATCCCTCGCGGCGTTCATGATTATTGGAACGATGCTATTAAGGAACAATCAAAGACTGACCTGAAGTCACTGGATCAGGCCTTGCAGACGGCGAATAAATCTAAGACCCGCGAGAGGTCGCCTGAGCTATTCGGCAATCTGGTCAAACAGATCGTCGGCGATGGCAAGATTGAGATCGATGCCGAAGCGGTCCGCAAGCTCTACGGCGAAGACTTCCCTGAACCTGATGATGGCAAGCTTGGTTGGATTCCCGAGCTTCGCCAGCAGCTAGAGACGGCTGAAGCTACAGGCGGGAGCGTGGAGGTTCCGCTTGCGGATTGGCTAGCGAGGGTTGAGCCTGAGACTGCCAAGGCGCTAAGAGATGACATCCGCGTTCGCCCACAAGGCCTAACCAACAACGAGATCGAAGCCTTTGACGCCAAGCGCGAAGCAGAGGCGAAGGAGAGGGAGGAGAAGTTTGAGCCGGAAGGTGGGAGTCCGCCGAGGGATGAGGTGGAGGGGGTTAGGAGGGTAGCCGGGGTACAGGATACGCTATTCTCGAATCCGTTGGGATGGCAAGAGGCCGAGCCTAGCGGCAAGTGGCCTTCCCTCCTCCCCGAAACCGCTGAGCGTGGTGGGGAGGTAATACACACAGTAGGCGATAAGACAGTTACCGTTCCTCGTATAGCTGGTATGAAGCTAGGTGATCTATTAGATAAAGTCAGCTTCGATAAGATGGACGAAGGAACTAAGGCTATTCAACAGTTCTTTGGCTCTCGTTTCAAAGAACTCGTCGGAGATACGCCTATTCATATCGTAACCGAGGCTGATATCACAAAGCTATTAAGCAATGAAGAGGGCCTTCCACGCCAGCCTCCCGGCTATCATAGCGCCCTTCATAACCATATCGTTCTCGACGAAGATATGGTCAACGGAAACTATCCGCCTTGGTATACCTCGCGAGTGATTATGCACGAAGCTGAGCACGCGTTATCAAGTGCTGCGTTGTATAAATACCCTGTGCTCGATGCCGCAGTTAAGATGGTTATGAAGGACGCCGATTTACATATCGGTAGTAAGGATGCTAAGGCCCGTAAGTCTTTTGATTACGCTTTCAAGAACTCCCATGAGTTCCTAGCCGATACTAAGTCCCGCCCGGCGCTACAGAAGTGGTTAGCACAAGCTCCGGCTTCGCCTGAGACAGTTAAGGTGGTTCAGCAGATTGCTGATGCACTAAAGTTAAAGGATAAAGTCGTCAGCACTTGGGATGCTACTCGGGTCATCGTCAAAGACCTTTACAACAAAGTGCTCGGCCGCGTCCCAAAGGATAGCGTCTTAGATCAAGTCTTCAAGCTCTCCGAGATTCTCGAGGATGTGAATAGTAATCTGGAGAAGATGGCAAAGGAGCAAGGGGTTAGTAAGGGGGACTTGCTCCGTGCTGAACCTAAGCCTGACTTTGCCGAAGGCGACAAGCCCTTCTTCGGCAAAATGGCTATCGGCATGAACAAACGATGGCAAGAGAAGTACTTTAAGCTGATCGAACAGCGCAACGCTGAAGACATGGAGCGGCAGTTTAAGGTAGCGGAGCGGGAGGAGCGGCAGCGGCAGACGGAGCAGTGGAAGCGGGATTCCTCCGCTATGTATCAGGAGGTCTCTAACGATTTCCAAGGCCGGCCTGATATTGCCATTGGAACCTTTTTTAATGAGGGCCGGCTCCATGGCGTGAAGGTCTCTGACTCGCCAAAGCTCGATACGACTAAGCTATCGCCCGAGCAGAAAGCCCTACTCCCAAAGGTCACCTACGGCCGTGGTGGGATCGATCCCGATGACCTCGCTGGAGCCTTTGGGCTTCGCTCTGGCGATGAGGTCGTTCAAGTCCTCGCTCAGATTCAAGCCGCTAAAGGCGATATGCCCTTCCGTCAATACGTTGATACTATCCTTCGTAAGGAAGTCTCTAGACGGATGCTCGGCCGCTTTGGCGATCTCGAAGAGAACATTATGAACGAAGCGATTGAGCATGTTATCGGCTCAACGCAGATGGATATATTGCATGAGGAGTTGGTTGGATTAGGAATGCGGCTGAACCGAGAGCTTCCATTCACTAAAGAGGATACGAAGTCCTTCGCCAAGTCTAAGTTCGACACCACACCTGTTGGACAAATCACCGTCGAGAAGATGCTCCGTGATGCAGGGAAGGCTGGGACGGATGCGGAGCTAGCGTTGCTGGATAATAAGCCTGACGAGGCCTTTCAGGCGAAGCAGAAGCAGTATCTCTCGATGCGAATGGCTGAAGAGGCTAAGAAGTTCGAGAAGGAGCAGCGGAGGTTCGAGAAGCTAGCTAAGCAATTCTCTGCTAGGGAAGTGAAGTCAGTTCTACCGGAATACACTAACTATATCCATCAAATTCTCACTCAGATCGGCCGACCAGTTCGGCGTAGCATTCAAGACCTACAAGCTGCCCTTGCTCGTGATGGCTACGGTGGGCTAGAGCAGTTTGTTCAGGCTAAAGAGAACGCCCTGCGCGAGATGCCGGTAGCGGAGTTCCTATACAATTCTAATTACAAGAAGCAGACGGCGGATATGACGGTTGGAGAATACCGAGCCGTAATGAACTCGATTAAGACCTTGGTGCATAACGGCCGAGATGAGATGTCGATTGAAGTGGAGGGGGCGAAGCGGGACTTGGAAGATGTGCTCAGCGAGATGAAAGGGAAGTTGGATGACCTTGGCAAGGACAAGGCTCCTCGAATCGACAGAGAACTTAATCCGGCAATACGAACGATTAGAACTTATTGGGCCAGTTCGCTCACTACGGAAAGCCTTCTTAACCGTTGGGACAAAGATGACCCCAGAGGAATATTCAACCGCTATATCGTCTATCCACTTGCCGAAGCAGCCAATCATGAAGCGAAGCTCATTAGAGAGTACCAAGTGACGCTTCGTGAGGCGGCAGGCGACATCTCCGATATCGACAAGAAAATAACCAACGACCTCTTCGTCGATCCGCTCACCGGCGATCACTTTGATATGCGCAAGCGTAATGCATTAGGTATATTACAGAACGTTGGAAATAGAAGTAACTTAGAGAAGTTAGCTAAAGGCTTTGGCCTTGAGCCATGGCAAGTTATCAACTGGCTATTCCAGAAGACAAGGGAGAACATTCTAACTGATGGGGATTGGAATAGGGCATTACGTATTGGAAAGGTCTTCGCTAAACTCTCTGATATGGCTGACACCATGGCTGAGAACGTTTCAGGAGTGACGTATGAGAAGATACCGCTCGAATCAATCCAAACTCCATTCGGGATGTCTGAGGGCTGGTACAACCCAATCAAATACGATCCAAATCGCCCAGGCCGTAGCAAGAGACTTATCGGACCGAATGCGCTTGAAGAGGAAGGGTATTTTAGAGCAACTACTCCGCAAGGATACACCAAAGGTCGGACAGGTTATATCGCGCCGGTTGAGTTGAACTTAGATGTGGTCCCAATGCGAATCAAGCAGATGATCCATGATATTGCTTTTCGGCCAGCGGTATTGCAGACGAGCAAGGTGTTTTACGATAGTGAGTTCCAGCGCAGCGTGATCAAGAACTATGGCGAGGTCTACGCGAAGCAGCTGGTGCCATTCTTAAAGGACGTGGCGAACTACTCTAATAATATGGGCGGTAGCGATGCGGCTGGGGTGGCTAATAGGGCTATCGAGTTCTTTAGACAGAATCTTATCGCGACCCTGGTTGGCTTTAACCCTCACACTGTTATGAAGCATGGTATGACGGCAGCGGTGAATAGCTTGACTGAAGTCGGGCCGGTTAACTTCATGCGAGAACTCTCCGGCTTGATGATGAACTCGGAGGTAGCTGGGAAGAACAACTGGCAGTTCGCGATGGAGCATAGCGAGGAACTCCAGCGGCGAATGCGGAATTGGTCTGAGCTTATACAAGGCCAACCAGAGATGTCCTTAATGAGCGCCTCGCCTCGTCAGATGTTGATCTCAGCTGGCTCCACTCCTATCGCCGTTGGTGACCTGCTCTCAGCCGTTCCTACTTGGCTAGCTCGGTATCGCACCGCGATTGAAGAAGGGATTGACCACGGCCAAGCTGTAGCCGAAGGCAATCGAGCCGTTCGCCGAGCGCATGGTAGCTCTGCTATCACTAACCGTGCCCAGATCATGCGGAGCAATGCCCTTGGCGCTACCTTCTCCTCGCTCTACGGCTTCTTCAGTCATATGCTTAATAAGCAATTCGAGCTAGCTTGGAAGGCGGCGGACTCATTTCAAGGGCTGAAGGCTGGAGACCTGTCAGCGGCGAAGCAGCATACCCCAGCGTTGGTGATGGGATTGGTGAGCTACGTTATCTTCCCGGCCGTAGTAGAGGAGTTGGTCACGCCTTATACCAACTCGGAGCGGGATTCTTGGGGAATGAAGGCAGCCAAGACTATGGCTAAGGGTATCTCCTCCTCATTCATTGGCGCCAGAGACTTCGTCGATGGATTTATCAATACCCGCGAAGGCGGGGCCGGACTAATCCCCACAGCCTTCAAGAGTATCTATGATATCTCTCGCGACCTCGGCAAAGGCAAGAAGGTAATGAATAAAGAGGAGGCTGGAAGGGCGATCAAGCATACCTTCACCGCCGTAGGCACCTTATCCGGCCTCACCAACGCCCAAGAAGGCCGCACGGCCGAGTTCCTATACCGCTATCATCAAGGCCTTGAGCATCCTAGAGGGTTTATGGATTGGTCTCGGGGGCTAACGAGAGGAACGTTGAAGGAGTATCGGAGATGAAGACCTCAGACAATGGCAGGAAGTTCATCGAGGGCTTCGAGGGGCTATTCCTCAAGGCTTACGATGATGCTAACGATCATGTCGTTCAGCCTGGGCAAGCTGTTCATGGCACGCTGACGATCGGTTATGGACACACAAATGCTGCCGGTCCGCCACATGTCTACATTGGTATGGAGATCACCAAAGAAGAAGCCGATGCTATCTTAGCTTCCGATCTCGCTAGCGTTGAATTGCAAGTAAACCACTTGGTAAAGGTGCCGATTAACCAGAACCAATTCGATGCGCTAGTTAGCTTTGACTTCAACACCGGAGGCCTGGGACGATCTAGCACTTTGCGAGACATCAACTCTGGGCACATGCAGGCAGCAGCCGATGCTCTTCTAATGTGGGATCGCGCCGGTGGCCGGGTGTTGGCTGGCCTTCTTCGACGAAGAAGGGCTGAACGGGAACTGTTCTTAAAGGGAGTATGAGATGAATCTACCTACTGTTGACCAGGCCTTGGCCTCAAGCCGCCACGCTGTCTCCTTCCTAATGGGAGCGGCAACAGCCTTTGGAATCACATCGGTTCAAGGGGTTGATCTTACTACCGTGAACGATTCCCTTGGGCATATCTTTAACGGTATTAAGGAAATCAGTATCGGTGCTGGGCCGCTGATTACTATTGCAATGGGCTGGTGGGCAGCGCATAAGTCCAGTGCGGTTGCTCAGGTTACAGCTGCCGCTGCGGTTCCAGGTGTTTCTGTTAAGGTCAGCCCTGCTGCCTCGCCTGAGGTAAAAGCGGTAGCTGCCGATCCCTCACAACCGAAAGTCACCTCAGCCTAAAGGAGATATCATGGCTACCCAAGCTCAACTCGACGCTGCCTTCAAAGCAGCCATGCCAATCGTCACCGCCGAGATCAACAACGAAGAGACTCAAATCCCTGTCTTCGTTCGACGCCAAGCGATTCAACAGATCGCCGCGCATGAGGCTCAAATCGAAGCGGTAGTGAAGCAAATCCTCAAGGCCGGGATTGATGCGGCCTTGGCTGTGACTTAAATACAACACCCCGCCAGAATCGTCTTCATGGCCTTGATATCCTCTTCAACCTTCAGTAGACTATAATGGTCCAACTACTAGGAGGTGGGGACATGAAGAAAGTACTTCTGGCTACAGCTGCGGCGCTGTGGATGGTCCCGGCGCTGGCGGCTGATCTACCGAATCCGATGGCGATGAAGGCACCGGCTGCGGTTGGCTACCCTGTCGGCTGCGGTGTCTACTTCGGTATTAATACCCTTGGCTCAACTGCTGCCGTTCAGGGTGCTCCTGTCGGTCAGCAGATGGTTCAAGGGGACGTTGGCGGGACACTCGGCTATACCTGCCCATTCGCTGGCAACGGCTTCTTCTTCGTCGAAGGGCTGGTGGATTGGGCCAATCTCAATGGCTCACAGAATGGGCTGGCGCTGACCGGTCCGGTTCATCTTGCCCAGCGTGTGGCAGTGTCGCCTGGGCCGCTGCTGGATATGCTGCCGAGCTTACTGCCAATCAGCTTACCGGCAGTGCCTAGCATTCCGATCCTGCCTAAAGGGGTGACCAGTGCTCCTGGAGCAATGTACCTTCACGGTCAGGTGGATGAGCAAGACTACTCGGCCTCGCTTGGCCTCGCGACTGGCAAGGAGTGGCTGGTCTCCTGGGGCGGTGGAGTTGGAATGCTCTATCGCCTCTCTAATGGTGTCGTGGCCGATACTTGGGTAACGGCTAAGGCTGCGACCAACTCGGTCTGCCTTGGCCAGCTTCATAATGCCTGTCCTTCGCTCGGGACTGGCGTTGAGGTTGGGTTCGCTCTGAAGTACTAAGGTCCTAACGGGGCGCAAATGCCCCGGCTTTCTCTTGCAGGGGGCTAGATGCCTAATTCGTTTAAGTTCTGGAAGGACTGGTGGGTAGACTTAAGCCTAACGGAGCAGGTGGTAGTCTGTATAACCTTAGCGGGGTTAATCCTCATTATATTCGCTTCCCTAGCCAGTGCTGCCGAGGTCCCTGCGCCTACAGGGATGGACCCGCTTTGGTTTGCATTAATTATCACCACTCCAGGGGTTCTAGGACCGATCTTTCTAGCCATGTATAATAGCTTTGCTGCTACGAAGGCCAGGATTCGGGATTGGAATCGGCAAGATGCGGTAGCGGCTAGGGTTGAGATGGCAGCTGAACAAGCAAAGGAAGCTGCAAGGCTATTAGTCGAGCGTCAAGATGCGGCAGCGGGAAAAGCAGCAGAGGCAGCCACTTTATTGGTAAGAAATACAGCCAATGTAGCCGAGGCTGCGGCTGCGACTAATCAGAAGCTCGATGTGATCCACACGCTGGTCAACTCTAGTATGACAGCAGCGATGCAGTCGGAACTTGAAGCTACGCGAAGATTAGTGAGTGGGCTAGTAGAGATTATTGATTTGAAGAAGGCTGCTGGAACTGATCCTACTACCGAGGCGCTAGCTCTGGTTAAGGCCACTAACGATCGGATAGCCGAACTCTCAGCTGCACTCTCGGATCGTCTATCACAGTCTGATATAAAAGGAAGGTAACAAAGGAGCCTACCATGCCTATCGGTCTACTATTCTGGGTGTTGATGGTCATCGTGTTGATCTTTGGCCTTCTTACCCGCGTGAGTGCCTTCCAGAACTATGCCTGGGGCTGGAATTGGCTGCTATATATCTTGCTGTTCTTGCTCGGCTGGCATGCTTTTGGTTTCATTATCCACCAATAGCTTGCTGGTTCGCTATAAAATGCCGGAGCCCGGTTCGTTTATCTAGCTTCGTCATCTTGATAAGGCCGGATTGTTCCATTAGCGCCAAGACCTTCGTGACGTTCGTCGCGAACATGATATGCTTGCGGGCGTAGTTCAGCACCGACTGCTCATTCACCCCATCAGGCCCGGCCATTCGGATGAAGTGCTCGATCTCATCGATGGCCTTGCTATCGGTCCCGCCCTGTCCTCCGGAGAATATCAGCGGCATCCGCTCCTCGGCTCGGAGAAGCCAGAGCATGGCTCGGTTGAAGTCGTCTTTAGTGAGAACGAGATCATTCGAGCGATCGATCGAAGAAATCATCGACAACTTCATCAAATGGGTGAATCGTCGAGTGCAATAATGCTCCAGCTTCGGATGACTCGGCACTGGCTTGAACTTCAATTCCTTCCAAGCGTTCATCGCTTCGGTCCACTCTTCAGTCCAAGTGAACTCGCCGATTATAGAGTTGATGATCTTGAGGTCGTGGATCATGTCATTTGGCATTAGCTTGATAGCGGAGTGGAAGATATCGATCGAGGGCTTGTCGTCGGCGTAGATCATGATGATTCGAGAGGTGAAGCCGTCTTCCCAGGCGTATTCGGGGATGAGATTGATGAGCCGAGCGGGGGTCGATCCCGCAATAATATTCAGCTGTGGGTTCTCGATGGATATTCGCAAGTCCCCACCACGACGAGCCTGCCCGTAGTGGTCGCAATCGTATATATCCGTAAGACCTGCCACGAGTTCCCCCGCGTGCTTGTAATCATGCATAAACGCGGATAGCTCGTTAATGGCAATGTACAAGGTGTTGTATTCAAGGGGAGCTTCCGGATGGCGGACGATAATCCTTTTAGAATCATTGAGAATGTCCGCCATCGAGGCCATCGTCATAGAAGTAGGCGCCAGTAAAGGCTCTGGCAAACACCTTACAAAGTTTCGTGCCGCACGTATTGATCTTGTCTTTCCTGTTCCAGCCCCTCCAACAAGTAGTACATACAAATTTGGGTACAATGGATCGTTCTCGAACAGCCATGTCTTTCTCTCCATGGTTGCTGCTATAGCGCTTATCGCTGCCCATAGCCGATAGGTTGGGGAGGTTTCAAGGTTATCGGTGAACTCCAGGAAGGAGTCGATCCAGCTAGATAGCTTTCGCTTATCTGAGCCGTTCTTGGACTTATCAGCCACATAATTCCCCTTATAGGATAGCTTCCCATCTATCACCTATTACTTTTACCTTTGATGACGGAGCTAAATGATGCCACTTCACGGTGCCAAAGCTACCGTCATCCCAAGTAACGAATGCATCTCCATCATGAAGGCATTCATCTAATGTTCCTGTTCGACCATCTATGAGGTATATGACATGGCCGCCTGAATGAACCTCATTCCAGGCACCAGAGTTTCCGCCGGACTTATTTTTGAATGCGAATGGATGCATGGTCTACCTTACTATTCGGTCGAGCAGCCCTACTTGAGGAGTGCGTTTGCGCTTATCTCCTGGCACATATTCCTTTAATCCATCTGGGTTCTTCTTCTCATCCCATTTGCCTTTGTTGAAACCTGTCACACAATCATAGGGGATTTCTAGAATCCGCCCATCCGCAAGCTCAAGAGGATATCGTAACTGCTCAAGAATATTAGGAACGATCTCATCTTCCATCTCTTCTGGATACTGAACCGTTAGGGCGTCGTGATCATGCATAAGCAAGGTAGCCGCCCGTTCGCGCCATACACTAAGCATGCCGTTATTGACGATGTCGGCAAGGGAACATTGTGGGTCGTAGGCCATAGCCTCCCGCACAGTGTCATCAGAGTCTCTCCGGCCGAAGAAATAACGACGCCTACCTGTAAGGGAGGTGAGTTGCCCTGTCTCCCTAAGCTCTTGTCTCTTATAAGCATGCCAGCGCAAATGCCCCGGGTAAGCTTTGAAGTATGCGATCTGAAATCTATCAACCGCGGACACATCAACTCGGCTTTGCTGAGCCAAGGTGGAGGCCTTTCCGAGGTAATTACTTCCGTGGCCGAGCTTCTTGCACATAAACCGGTAAGTATAATGGCGATAGTAAGGGGTTTCAGCGATCTTCTTGTCATGATCTAGGTCTCCTGTCCAAGGGAGTTCTTTGGGCCAGCAGAGGCGGGCGGTGGCCGTGTGGGGATCGCCTGACTCGCAGGCATCCAAATACTTCCCATCACGGAAAAGGTTCCACTCGATTGCTCCCACGCAGTAAGATTCTCCTGACTTAGCGTCGAACTTTGCGAGCTTCTGGCCTGGGTCAGCGATGAAGACTGACCTGAGAGATTCCTCCACGTTCTGTAGATTGCCTCCCGTTCCAAACTCGCTAAAAGACGAACTGAAGCGGCCCGTACTTGTTCCGGCAATATTATACGAGGTACGGATTCGACCATCTCTATCCACCGATGTTTTAAGCGTTGATATCTTCTTCGCTATATCGCGCATCGCCAGCATATGCGCGACGATTTGCCTCGCAGGGAGATAGTCCGCGATCTTCTCTAAGGCGTTGGCGTTGACGGTGATTCGACCTTGGAATTTAACTGGTGGTATTCCAAGTTCATCATAGAAAAGAGCTTTGAGATCATCATTAGAACGCCAGTTAAACCCGTAGAAGCCAATTCCTTCTCGCACAATTCGTTCCAGATTTCGCTCGAGGTGGTCAAGGTTTTGGTAGTACTCCTCAATGACCTCGGCCTTGCGATGCTGATCGACAAGGACACCGCGTAGTCGCATCTCGAGCACCGGGCCTTGAAGTGCACGAGAAAAGGCGTACGTTGATTCAGTGAGGTTATCAAGCTGTGGGAGCAAGGCATCTAAGACCTCCGCGGTTACACAAGCGTCGAGACCGTTGTAGACTTGGTCGCGCTCCCAGGGCTTAAGATCGCTGGGATCGGTGGTGTCGGTGTGGATGATTCTCAATCGTCCCTCTTAATGGTTTCATGCTTCGACCTTATCTGCTTCCAGGCCCCTTCGTCGGTGTAGATTGAGCCTAGGAAACCTAAGCCCTTAAGTGACTCAGGTTGTAAGCTGTGATGTAGCAACATAGTGTCTTCTTCAAAGCCATACGTTCTGATTCCATACGCCCTCCACAAAAACGCTACATCGTACATCCCATTTTGGCAGACCTTCTTCAAAGTCTTTCGTTCGAGAATCGCTCGAACAGCCTTCCAAGCCGAATACTCGTGCTGCTGTGTCGGCCAATAGCTATTGCCCAATCGTCTCGGGTGAGAGAAAGGTATAACGATTCCCAACGATTTTGAGGGAGCAAATCCAATACACGTGATAACGTGTCCAGCCGTTTCAATGTCAACAGCAACTCTTTGGCAGCTTGTGAGATATCGTCTGTCGAACTCATCTATATCCTCCAACGTCGGCTCTATCCATACTTCCCTCTTCGGCCTCCGTATCTCCGGGAACTCTTGCTCCCTTGCGGCCTTCATTAGGTCGATGACGAGGGTGGGTCGGAGTTCCCATTGCCGGAAGATGGCGGCGGGGTGATATGTGGGCAGGACTTTGTAGCCAGCAACTGTATGGCTAGAGGTGGAAGTGGTGCCTCTGAGTTTAGATATAGTAGTTTTACCAAGCACTCCCCACATAGCCGTATTTCCGAGCGCCAGAATGAGGTTGGGATTGACTTCAAGTATCTCGCCGCCGAGTCTGGCAAGTTCGGAGGCAAACTCGGCTCGAACATACTTCCCTTTAACGAGTGCGGGGTATCCTGCGATTCCTTCGGCTTTGGTTCCACAGAAGGCCTCGATCTTGTTGCTGGGTGGGTGGAGATTGAAGACGTTAGTCAGGTAGCAGTCGGCGCGGTGTATGCCGGCTTCGGCGAGGAGTTTGTTTAGTTCCCAGCCGGTGGAGCCGACGAAGGCGGTGCGTTCGCGTTCTTCTTCGACGCCCCAACTTTCTCCTATAATCATCAATTTGTTTTTCATTGCGATCCACGCATCCGACTGCCGTCCTTTAGCCACCGTCTGGTGCTGACCGCTCTGAGAGGGGAGACTGCCCTAATGCCATACAGGCTCTAGACCTTGTTTTCAGGCTCGCTCAGCAGGAAGAAGCAGGCAAGCATTTGCGCTTGCCTGAGTTTCGCTACGGTCGGGACGTTAAGGCCGACAAGCCATCACGAGACCGCAGCGGTCTTGGCGACGTTGGCGTAGAGGGCTTCGCCATCGTCGGAGGGGGTGTGTTTGAGGCTGACTAGGACTTCGCAGTTCTGGGTGTTGGCGATCATCTGGCGAAGGCTAGAGTCCTCGTCGTAGACGCCGCAATGCTTGAGGAAGTCCTTCAATCGCCAAGCAGCGTCTTCGGTGAGGTAGTAGGTGTTGCGGGTGGTCTTCTCGGTGAGGGGAATGGTATCGCCCGAAGGCTTCGTCAGGGCGTGTCTGAGATCGTCCTCGTCCACGTCCTCCTCAGCTGAGGTGAACTTGAGGGTGAACTCGACATAGTCCGTTCCCTTCTTCGTGGACTTGTCGAACTTCGGTGCGCCGACTACGATAGCTCGGTAGGTGCCGACAGGCAAAGGCTTCGGTCGCTCAATCTCGGTGCCTTGGCGATCGAGGATCGATGCGAGTTGAGGTGCGGCCATGTCAGGGTTGCTCCAGTTGGTTTACGGCTACGAGGATCATTGTTTCGAGTTTATTTAAGGCTTTGTCGATGTCGTCTGTTGATTCTGCTCGGTTCTCTTCTCCTTTTGAGATGGTTTGATAGACTTGGGCGAGGTTGTTTAGGTCGGTTAGCTTGCTTTGGTTCACGGTCTTGGTGTCCCATCAGGAAGCCGCGTAATAGCCACGTTCGCCCACATAGCATTTGAGCGATGGGCTCGGATCACGAAGGTCTTATCCGGGCCTTCAGGCAATACAGCTTCAAGGATTTCACTGTAAGCCTTAGCTGCATGACGAACCTCGGCCATTGCTTTAACCTGTTCATCGGTTGGCTTTAGATACTCATAGGTTGAGGGATGCATCATCGTCTTGTCACCGTTTTCAGTTGAGGGATTGCCTTAGGCGGCTCGCGAAGGATGGCGAAGAAGTCTGCTAAGCCGGTCTCTATGGGATAGCTCGGCTGCATAGCAAACGGCTTCGGGTTCGCGAGGTCGATTAGGGGGGAAGAGTTGGTTTGCAGGGTGCGTTTGCCTCCTTTGTTAGTGTAAAGGACAACTGACGGGAAGTATTGCGGTATCTTAGGTGATAGCTTTTGACCTACCCCTTGCGGGAAGCCCTTAGTAGTCTTATCGGGGAGTTCCATGTATTGGACGTGGGCAATAACGATTATATTAGTGCAATAATTCTGTGAGGTTAGTCCCGCAAGTAAGGACTCAATAGCATCTTGAGCATCGCCGTAAACTGCTCTGGCGTCATACTCACCACTCTTTCCTCTGGGAGTAAGTGGCTCTCGCCAGTCGTATGCAGCGTCACAGAGACGAGACAGGGAGTCGATAACCAGAATGTAATCCGATCCCCATTCGCTTGGTTTACCAAGATCGACGACGGTTCCATCGGCTTCGGTGTACTTCCAGTTATCGAGCATCTTGATTGCATCAGGAAAAGCCTTTGGTGTTCCGTCTATGACAGTGCCCAGCGCCGTAGCCTTGCGTTTATCACGAAGGGTTCGGTATTCGATATTGTTGATTAGCTGAGGACATTCGTTCTGGACGAAGTACTTGAGAACGTCTAGAAGGTTATCCATATCCAAGATGCGGAGCTTATAACCAGCCTTAACAAGCGAGACTAGCGATCCGGTCTTGCCAGACTTGGCGTCGCCAATAAGCAAGAGCTTGGTATATTTGTTAGACTGGTGGTTGGTTAGGGAGGTCATTCGTAGCCCCACGATCTTGCTATCTGTACGAAGCGAGCGTATCCAGGTTCACCGATCCTACCTGATAGCTCTGAGATAGGCGTGCCGAATTGCTTTGGCCCGGCTGGGTTACAATCAGGGCAGTCCACTTTATAATCAGCTAAAGCCTCCCCACACCAAAAGTACTTATCTCCTTTTGGTAGGGGCCAGCCGATTCCACAGGCAAACTTAGCATCTTTGTTGAGCGGTTCGTCATCGATCCGACAGTGTATCATCTGTTATCTCCTCAAAGGTGATCTTGATCCTCGCGCCCTCTTCCCAAGGTTTCTCCTCACCAAAGTTCATGCTCTCCCATGATCCCAAGAAGTTAACATACCACAGATTGTTGATTTTTTCAACCTTATTCACCTGTGTCTGGATGGTATAGTTGATTTTTAGCTTCTGTTTAGTTTCTTGGGGCATAAGGCACCTGAACAAATAGAGGAAGGCGATCGCCGGCTTTGACGAGGTGTGGGATAGTAGCGACGTGGAGGCGGATAAAGTTCTTGCCCACAGGGAGGGCAAGGACGATTGTCTCTGGCGAGGCTTCAGCGACTTCGAGGTCGCCGAATTGGAGGGTGAGCTTGGAGGGTTCGGTCACTGCCTAACGCCATTTTCTCTATATCCACCAGCTAGAGCCTTAGCAAGGTCAGCGAGCCCCAGCATTAGCCTATCAATCTTTTGATCTAGGGAGATAGTTTCCTCTCGTTGTTGGGTAAGCCAAGCCATAAAATTATCGTGAACTAGCCATAGTAGCTTCTCACGGCTTTCTGGTGTTGGCTCTAGGTAGTCCATGTTTCACCTCTGTTTTAATGGGTTCCAACGTTGGTCGGGCTCGACCTTCTTGAAGTCTGACGCCAAGAACTTCTCCCTCACCTGTGGGCTCTTCGAGCAGATTCCCCTAAACTCACACATTCGACAGGCGGTATCGTTCATGGGCCAGTAGTTCGCTTGGGCGTATTCTTCGGCTTTTGCGAGCCAATAGCGAAGGTCAGCAAGCCATTCGTCGAGTTGATCTTGGGTTCGGTAGGTCATGGAGCGGACGAAGCGGGTGCCCTCAATCATGACCTGGGCGGCGTCGATGATGACGCCCTTGACAGGAGAGTCGAATATGATTCTGGAGCCAAGGGTGTAGAGGGTCATCTGGTTCGAGGGCTCAAACTGAGCAAAGTAGTAGTCGGAGAGGGTGGTTGTGGTGGTCTTTCGGTCCATGACGAAGAGGTCATCGTGGAAAAGGACGACTCGGTCGAGATGGCCGCAGAGGAGGTAGGGCTGGCCGCGTTCACCAAGAGTGTTGTTGGTAAACGGCTCATCTTTAATAAACTCATCCGGCCCCCAATCCAACTCAAACCTAAAACTCACCTCCACCGCTGGCTTGCCGTCGTTCATGATAAACGTTTGGGATGGATCATCATGAAAGTGGTCAAGGTACCAGAGGATCGACCTGATAAGGTAGTTACGATTTTTATACTTATGGTCTGATCGCCAATCTCCGGTCCGTATAAGTGCTGCTCTAACCACGTCATGAACTGCGTCGTCGTGTGGTATGTCTGCTGCTCTCTCAATGTCGTAGTCTTGTAAGGCTCTATGATACTCGATTCCAAATCGCAGATGTACATTCTCCTCCTCCTTCTGCCAGCCGTCGATCATCTTGTATTGGTATTTGCGGGGGCATTCCTTTATAAGCGCCAGAGAAGTGCTGTCCCAAGCATACTGTATGTTTGTTCCAGGTAAGAAAGGAGAAGGCACAGCGGCTGTTTCGGTAGCAGTGGGGACATCTTTCATTATGTCCTTGTGCTGATCTTCGATCCATTGGTCCACCTCGTTCATCTTCGCCTCGTCACCTGTACCTGTGGGGTCCCGCTCTGGGCTATACTAGCCTTTAGCAAAGATTGAAGGTCGATCTTCGGAGCATCGACGAGGGTCTTGCCTTTGCCAGACTTGACCCCGGCGTCGAAGTTGGCTTTCATTTTCCTTTGATAAGCTATAATATCGTCTATGTCTTGGGCTGATAGGTTTAGTGGGTCTTCATCCATTAATCTATCTATCTCGTTTGACATAGAAGCTCCTTTCGCCTACAAGCTCAAAGCCGCAGTCTTTAGCGAACTCGATGGCACTAGCGTAGCCGTGTGGTAGCTTGATTGTTACTAGTCGGTCCTCCTCGCTTGGCACCCCGGCCGGCTCGGAAGCTGACGGGGGCGGCAGATAGCGTTGGCCGCCGCATTCCGAGCAGACATCATCATATCCGGTGCCGTGACCAGAAAAGCCACTGCCGCCGCACACGGGGCACGGTCTTTCTGCCGGCGCGACAGGCCGCAGCGCGCGGATGGCATCGGCGATCTTGCGGGCTATTTCGCCCACATGATTTCTGGCGATTTCTTCCGCCGCCTTGATCCCCGCCGCGAAGCCCTGCGCCCGGAGGCTATCGCGTTCGCGGCCAACAAGCTGCCAATCGTCCGGATATTTGGGCGCCCCGGCCTGCGCTGCGGCGAGCGCAGCGCAGAGGGTTTCAAGTTCCGCAGCCATTTTACGGCACAGTGGAAGCTCAGCAGGAAGACTACCAAAATGTAATTTGGCCCCCTCCACAGTGTAAAATGTTCCGCCGCAATGGAAACAAGTCCAGCCATGTTCGGGCGAGAAATACGTCTCCGGTCCAGGCTGTTTTGATTTGACATGTGTCTGTATGTCATCGATTTCGGCAGGAGATAGTCCCGTGACATCAAGCTCAATGACCTGCACGTCCGTCATATTTGCCCCAGCGCCTCCCGTTGCCTTCTGATATTAAGATGCTGCCGAAGCAACCTTCGAATCGCTTCGGTGTATCCATGGCCGTGGATTTGTTTCATGTCCTCGACATCTCGGGTGAAGAGGTTGAGGGTGACTTTGGTGAGGGGCTCCTCGGAGAGGTGGGCGATCATGGGCAGAGGTCTGCGACTAGTTTGGCATAGCCGGCGATATCATCCCAATGGTCGCGGTAGTTTGGATTACCGTTGAGGATACGGCCGATCTTATGGGCGATCATATCTAAGGATTCCTTCTGAGGTTGGTTAAGACACGTCCAACCCACTCGTGTGTGCAAAATTGTCTTCAGGTCTTGGGTTATCTGTGCGTGTGTTAGGTATTCCCCATGCGTCTTGGCTCGTTCGGCCAGGATTTCCTCGGTCGATTGCGTCATCTATCAGCCTCCGAATGACTGCGCTGCGGGAGCCTTGATTAGCAAGGAAGGCAAGGTGGCGATCGTAGAGGTAGACGTTGAGGCTGTGATAGCACTCATTCGCTCTTGGCCTGCTCATCATACTTCCTCACTATCCAGACTTCGTCTTCCGGCTCCTCCGGAAAGGTCACCAACAAAGCATGGGCCTCTTCAGTTTGTAGGTGAAGCCTTCTTGCCTCGTCGAGGATGTTTCTGAACCACCTTCGGTCGCGGTCGATGGCTATCGCTATTCCGTGTTCGCTGACGATCGCCAGTTTCCAGAACTCGATCGCTCGGACTACGTCGGCTTTGGCGTAGGGCATGGGCTTCCTTTAGGCGGTCGAGGATGGCGGTGAGGGGGTGGATGGTGGCGCTCATTCTTCATACTCTTGCCCAGGAGATAAGCTTAAAGGATCAAAGCCGCGCTCTTGAAGTAACTTATTCATCTTCTGAATTTGGTCTTGAGTAACTACTCCACCAGCATTTATTTCTGGCCAATATAGTTCTATGAACTCATCCCTAGTCATTCCGCCGCCTCCTTTGGTTTCTCCAACCGCTTCTGCTCCACGTAGACCGGAAGCTCTCGGGGAGCTATCGGCTCGATGATAAGGTTGTCGATCGTCATCTTCTCGATATCGACCCACCAGCCCTCGCCGTCGGCGAAGGTCTCCTTCCAAGGCTCGCGGCAGACGACTTGGTCGTAGTTGGATTTACCGTGGAGGGGATGGCCTTTCTCGAAGTTCTCGGCGTTGTCCTTGCGGTCTAGCTCGCGAAAGCGATGCATACGACCTATGAAGTGCTTAGCCTTGCCGTAGGTGGTGAACATGACTCGAACGCCGACTTCTTGCTCTAGGGCGCGGATAAAGACATCTTCGCAGTCGTTGAAGGCGAGTTTGGAGGTGGAGGTGGTCATTTAGTTCCCTCGCTAATTGATTGAACCATCTCTCTTGCTATCCTATTTGAGCAGCCACAATCTCTTAGATGTCTACCAACCAAGTACCATTGGCTATTTTGGTGATGCTTCCAGGTATCAGCCTTTTGGGATACTTTAATGAAGAAGTCGGCTTGCTGCTCGTCATTTAATTCACAGAACCAAGCCGCAACTAAGTCTAGGTCAAGAGCCACCATTGTTTTCGTTGTTATTTCAACTTCAATCATGCTAACCACCTTATATTTTGGCTGTCGATCTCATACAGCGCCTCCTTCGCCCGGGTGGAAATGACATAGCGAAGGTTTAGCTCTTGCTCATCGTCGCCAATCAGCCATGGATCAAGGTGATAGACCTGATCCCACTCTCCCCCCTTCGCCTTATGCCCCGTCATCATCTTAATCGCTCCGCGCTGTGCGAAGAGGTGCTCAGCGTAGGCCACAGCTTGGGCCATGGTAGCACCAAAGCTAGCAAAAATGCGTAGGCAATCAGCCATATCGTTAATAGTAGCAGGCGCTTGGGACTTCTGGAGCTTTTCATCTCGCCAGCCTTCGATCTTTGTGAGGAGGTCGGCTTGGGTATCGGCGTCGGAGCCGATCTTGCGGAGGATACCTATGAGCTTGGGTCCGATCTCAGACCCAGATACAGCAACGCTACGCCGTTCAGCAAGAAGATGAAAGGCGCATCGGAATAGTGGTGCATTGTTTCGACAAAGAATGGTTGCACCGTCAGGAATATTGTTAGGCTCCAACCCAGAGAGTTGCTCAACATGCCCTCCCTCCTTCACCCAGCGAAAATGCGGGACCCGCCAGCGGACGTTCTCGACGATCGCTTGGGGGCAACGAAAGCTGATACTGATAGTTTTCTCGTGCATGTGCCAAGTGGCTGCAAGCTGAGACATACCATTCTGGACGGCTCCTCGGAACCCATAGATGCTTTGCCATGGGTCGCCGACAGCACAAATCCGGCTGCTCTTGCAGAGCTTGTCGAGCATCGCATGGTTCGTTGGATTGAGGTCCTGCGCTTCATCGACAAGGACAAGGGGAAATCGTGAAAATGTACCTCCGAACAATGCGGGCATAAATATCTGATCGTTATAATCAATCGACCCCGCATAAGCTGCTTTAATTGATGTGATGAGGACAGCGTCGATGAGTTCGGCGAGGAGGGACGAGGGCTTTTCGTCGAGCGAGGCATAGAGTTCCTCCGCGGTTATGAGGCGGCGGGCTTGGGGGAACTTGGATTCGGGGACATAGCCGAGGGCTTTGGCCTTGGCGACGGCGGAGATTACATCCCAATAGAGTTCGGAGGCTTCTGAGCGGTAGGGCTTGGGGAGTTCGTCGCGGATGGCTTTGAAGATGGTGGCAGTCTTTTGTGGGTCTAAGGTTAGTTTACTAACAGACTTAGCCCAAATGCGATGGCCAAGAGAATTAAAGGTACGTACAGTCGTAGTAGACGGGAACCTCTTGGTAGCATCGTCAGCAACACGCTTGTTAAAGCAAATAAGCAAGACAGGACGGGTAGGACTTGCATCTTGAATCATCTCCAAGGTTGTCGTCTTCCCTGTCCCCGCAAGGGCATTAACGATGACGTTGCAGGTGTCGGAGCGGATAAGGTCGGTGATGGCGATTTGTTCGCCGGTAGGGGTGATGGTGCGGGCTTCCATTACAGCTTCTCCACCCTAGCTGCTTTAGCCTTAAGAGGCCATGAAACAAAAGGCCATCCTGCAACGCAAGTCCTATGAAGTTCTACAGTCCATCCGCGCTGTTCTAGGTCTACCTTTAGTACACTAGCTACTTCTAGATGCTCATTAAGCGCTCTAAGGCATTCGGCATCAGTCATTGCATCTTCCTCATCGCCATCTGCGTTAGTACATGTTGCATCTTCTTCAACTGCTCTGTAACCGCCAGCCAGCCCAAGGCCATCATTCGATCGTCATTCGCGTTGGCGAGGTGGGCGAGGACAGCGGCTTGCTCTTGGGCTTCACGGATGTGGTGGAGCATCTTGGCGAAGGATTCGCCGGAGGTTGGTGGGCCACCAGCAGTTGATTCAAGCATTTCGCCGCCTGCGCAAGTTATAGGTGGGGTAGGAAGTGTCTCATAGAGGCTCCGTCGATCTATACTTCTCTGGATTGGCCTTCATATCAGCGATAAGGAAGTTGCCGAGAGCATCTGAGGCAGCCTTGCGTTCGCTTGTAGGCTCGTCCTTAACAGCTTGATCGAAGCCTAGCTCAACTATCTCAGCCTTGGCGGTTCTGGTTGCCCAAGCGATTAGCTCGTCAAGGCCCATTAGCTTTTTGATAGCTGGAACCTTCTTAGCGATGATTAGAACCGGCTTGGCGATAGCCGTTGCTGTTATTGCTAAGAGTCCTGCAAGGAATCCCCGACGGTTCATGTCCTTGTCCTTGTTGGTTGTAGGGGCTTGGTGCCGATCAAAGCTAGAAGGTTGGGGACTGACCTGAATGTCGGCTCGATAGTGACGCTAACTTCAGCCTCTAACTCCGGCGCAGCGCTGAGCGCATCGAAGATAGCCTCTTCTGGGCTCTCGCCTTTGCCATGGCTAATCTGCCGCCTGTACCCGCCTTCGGCTGCACGGAGGCAACAGCGCCAAGGAGGGTCCTGGTCGCAGGTTGCTTGGTTGAGGGAGTAGATGACCCAGCCGGATTCGTTGGCGAAGGTTGTGGCTTCGGGGAAGGTCATGTCACCTTCCATTGATAAATACTAGGCGTATCAATACCACCACCATCAAGTATATTAGCCTGTTCCTGACCAAAGGTTGCTAGCACCTGCTCCCGCTCTTCCTCGGTTAGCTCGCGAGAGCGGGCGGTATCGGGGATTGGCGTGACCTTGAAGGGATTGGTAATGACTGAAATCATGTCATAGAGGATGGGGATATCCTGCGGAGCAAGGAGAAGCCGGCCGTCGCGGCGGAGGGATTCGAGGTAGAGGTTGATGGTCGCAGCAGTGAGGAAGTTGGTGTCGGCGGGGGTCATCTTACACCATGAGGGTAATGAGGACACTTTGGATCGAGGCACCATCCAGCCCATATCATGGCGAGGGCGTCGATAGTTCGCACTGAGCGCAAAGTGGCGAGCCAGTCTTTGAAGATTATCATATCATTCCCATTCTTCTCATGACCTCTTTTGCGGCTTGTGCTACGCCAGGGGCGACCTTGAACTTGGGCTTAGGCCGCTTTACGGCCTTCTCGTCATACTCCGCCAGTTGCGATTGCGTCGGGGTTCCCCTCACCGCAAGCCGAAGGTCATTGGCCTTGGCTCGCTCACGGAGGATGGTTTTGATCCTGGCCCAGCCGACGAGGTCGTCGGTGAAGGTTAGGGAATGGCCGAGGGTACCCTGAGAGGGAGGGACGTGCATGCGGATTTGGTTGTCGGAGTACCAGAGGGTGATGGAGTGAGGGGGAATCATGCGCAGCGCTCCGCTCGCCTTGCTGCAAGGGCCAACTTGCGGCGGTTACGAAGGAAGTTTCGCCTAGCCCCTCGATAGGTTGCGGCTGGACGAGGTGGTGTTAGCTTAGACTTGGTTGGCCTGCGCTCTGGTTTGATGCCAGCTAGGACTTGGCGAAGCAAGCTGGATATCGATGTGCTTGTGAAGTTTTCTGCCGCTCATGTCCTCTGCTCCATTGTAATAGCCAGTATAACACGGTTAGGTTGCAAAATCAACCCTAAACTCCTCTAGCCCGCCCTGAAACTGAAAGGGCCACGGCGAGATACCGTGGCCCTTTGGATTAGTGCGATGGTACGTCTTGCTCGACCAGTACAGTGATGCCCTTTTCTTGTAGCCATATAGCTACCCTATGGGCTGTCTCTGACCCTAAGAATCGCTCAGACCAAATTCGCTTGCCATAGTCGATGCTACCATCTCCATCGGCTATGGCTATGACTAGATGCTGGCCTATCATGCCTTAACCCTCATCGATCTCCACCCCTTAGTCGGATGGCACCACCATTGCCGGCCGTCGTCAGTTGACCAAGTGACGCGGGAGGTTATCTTGGGCTTGCGGAAGCGGCGGGAGCGGTAGCGGTGTTTCATATGACCTTCTCCACTGTTACTGTATCGCTGTTTAAGTTGAACATAGGATCACCAGGGTCATTATCTCCATAGCTTTCAGCAGGCCGTAGGCTACCATGCCAAGAGGCAACGCTGTCCTCGACATAGTGGTAGGCATCATTTATAGTAGCGTTCTCTGGGAGCTCGAAGCTGACCTTGAAGGAGACTTTCATGGCCGCCTCCAATACCAACAGAACCCCAAGCGGCCGATGTGGATGTAGTGAAGTCCTCCGATTTTGCGGTAGCTCATGACTTATCCTCCACTACCTTGAGCCAGACTTCTAAGCCTTGAGCTTCGGCCGCAGCCTCGTAATCCTCTTGAGTTATCTCTGTATTCTCGGCTGCGTCATCAGCTTCCTCTTTGGTCTTAAAGCTCTCACCTATGTCGCCTAGCTCTTGGTCTGAACCGTGCCATTTGGTTCGACACATTACCATCACACGGTAGCTCATCTGTTCTTCTCCCGATGCAGATTTGCCTCGCTGAGCGATTGGCATAACTGCCTGACCCACTGAAGCTGTGCCTTTAAGGAGTTAACCTCGCTAGTTAAGGCGCTCTTTTCAGTGATTAGTTTATTATTCTGTTCTCTATAGTGAGACACCGTTGAGGTTAGGCCATTGACCTCTGACTGAAGCTTCGCTATCGTTGGCTTGGTCATAGCCTCGGCCTCCGTTGCTTTACCTGCTCGATCGCCTCTGTGAGATAGGCAATGGCGATCTTCTCAGGGGCGTCTTTAGCGACGAGTTCTAAGGGATACTCCTTTAGCTTGTTGCAGACTGTGGTGATCTCTCGCTTCGCGGTGGAGATGGCGAGGCGAGAGAGGTTGCCGACTATGCGTTCGCGGATTGCTAGCATGGGAGGGGTTCTCCTTTCTGTAAAGCCTCGACCACGGCCTTGTGGCCAGCTTCGGCTTCATTATAGGTTGAGTACCTAGCACAGTATTCCTCAGACCAGCTACCGTGAGGGAATACCATAGTCTCGAAGAGGATTGGTCGTGGCTCGCCGAAGCTATGGTCTAGTCCAAGGAATACTGTGCTCACTAGCTTGTCGCCGACTGTATCTTGGCCAACCCTTCGATTGCCAGTCTCAAACCACTTTGCCCATTCCTCTAAGCTGACTGGTCGAGTTTCGCGGCCTTCTAGGATGTACTTGTTGCTCATAGGGATAGAGGGGCATAGGCTGTTTCCTATGCCCCTCCTTCTGGTTAGAACGGAAGATCGTTGATGGCCTCCGGCTTGTCCTTTTCCCACCAGGGCTTGGAGGGCTCTTGGGCCTTAACGGGCTCAGGAGCCGGCTCAATGGGCTTAGTGAGATCGACCACTTCTTGAAGTGTAGGCCCTACCTCCTGCGCCTGCTTCACAATCCCCAAGATATCGCTCATAGTCGTCATCTGCTCGACGACCTTCTGGAGCTTGGCCTTGGTATCGGTTAACTCCGCCTCGGCCGCCTCAGCACGGTCGCGGTAGTGGTCTCGACGTTCGCGAACGACAGTAAGCTGGCCTCGGAGATCGTTGATCACTCCTTCAGAGTAGCTGTGCTTCCGTTGCCAGTCCTCGGAGTCCAGCCGAGCGGAGGTGAGGAGACCTTCGAGTTCTCGGACCTTGCTGTCGCGGGAGATGATAGTCTCGTTGAGGGAGATGACGCGGTGTTCGAGGTCATCCCGATGCCGCCGAGCATCGTTGAGGCGGGTTTCGTTCTCCACAGCAAGCTGAAGAGCATCATCACGCTCAGTTTTCAGCGTAGCATTCTCGCCTCGAAGCTGAGAGACTTGGTCGTAGAGGGAATTAACCCGCTGCTTGATCTCTTCAAGCTCTGCGGATTGCTTCGAGTAGCCTACCACCGTGGTCATAAGACGCTGGGTCCAGGTGGCCATTTCTGCCTCCGTGACGGGAGCAATGTCTGTGCTCATGGTTCCGTTCCTTGGTTGGGGGTAAGTGATAACCCTGGTGTAGTTGCCTTCACCAGAGATGTTGGGGTTGTGGATACCGTGAACTCGACGCAGATGGTATCGTAGGGATAGAAGACTGCGCCAGCTTCCACAGTAGGGGCACTTGAACCGTTGTATGCCCATTCTTTACCCCTGGGTTAGGGGTTCATGTTGGTTGTAGCTATCAAGCAAATCCTTTGCTGCTTGATCTAGTTCCTGCTTTGTAAAGTAATCCTCTTTCCAGCCTAAGCTTGCTAAGCGGTTAAGCAGTTCTTGGCGAGCTTCTGCTATTGTAGAGGGCACTTCAAGCACGATTTTTCTCATTCTCATTGCCTCGAAGGGAGGGGAAGACTTGCTCCCCCTCCCTGTTAGAGAAATCCCATGCGTATCCTGAGCATAGGAGCCGGTCCGTCCGGTATGCCCTCGCTCATTGCTACGCATGGGTGCGCTGCTGGCGCTAGTTAGTGAGGCCGCCCGCCGATCCCGCCTTGCGGCCGAGCACGGGGAGCGGCGATCCCAGCCTGCGTTGCAGACAGAGGCTTGTCCTTCCTCTTGCTCTCCGCCTTCGCGACGAGCTTCGGGTCCACCTTGATAGCGGAGATATCCACGGTGGTCTTCTGCTTAGCCGCTTGGGCGAGGGATTCCTCGGCCATCCTAATCCAGGATGGATCGGCCTCGATGGTAGCAACTGCGGCTTTGGTGATCTCAGCCGCAGGGTAGTGGCTGACCTTATGGCCTTGGGCCTTCAGGGTATCTTTGATGAAGTTACGAGCAAGGCGCTTGGCCTCGGTCATGACCTTGCCAGCGACCTTGGCAGCCTTGCTTGCGCTGCGCTTGAAATCACCAGAGAGCAGCTTAGCGAGGTTCTCATTGGCGAACTTCAGGGCTTGCTCTTGGGACTTCGCAAGAGCTTCGCCTTCCAAGTCCTTTGTCTTCACGTCCCCCATGCCCTTGTTGAGGAAGGTCTTCAGGCCGAGGGCGACGATTTCAATGAAAGCTTCAGCAGGAAGGTCGCCTGTGTTGATCTCAAGCTCCTTCTTGGCCTTAGTAATGGCGATAGCGTAGATATCGCCTTTACCGTGTTTGCCGTCTACGCCGGATTGTAGGATTCCAGCCATTGTCTTCTCCAGTTAGCCGCTGATTTGGCTGCTAGGTTGCTAGGCTAGTCAGCCGTGCTAGCGGGATTGCACGGGCAAGTCACACCTTCAGTGAAACTTGGCGGTACAATCCACTGCGCCAAGAGCTACGCGAGACCTTGCTCTTGGCGCAGCTACCGGGATCAGGCCCGGATTAGGTGGGGAGGGGTTGCCGACTTGTTAGGGGTAGTGTAGCACAGGCCAGAGCCTGTGTCTATTCACGATCGCGTGATCGGGTTCACGATTTCGTGACCGCCAAGCAGTCGATATTTATCCATATGATCCGCGATTGCTCGCAGTTGCTTGGCGGTGAACTTGCCATCAAGGGTAGCGTGCTTGCAGGTAGGGTTCCAGCCTAGATACCAGCCCAGGTCGTATAGACCGTTGTCCTCTCTGATAGCTGCTGTTACGTCAGGGTCGGTTGAGGTCATGGCTCTAGTCCATTCTACAGACTTCATAGCTTCTATCCGGCTGGATCACAGCGACCCAAGCGTGCTGGTAGAAGACTATTAGCTCATCGCCGAGTTGGGCTTGAGCCATCGGCATGGTATCAGGATCACCAGGATAGCTTAGGCTGTTGTCGTCGTTGAGCTTGCAGCCCTTGAATGGCCTCCAGCCGCCACCATGAGAGTAGCCTCTGTGAAGCTGCTCCCGCGCCGATGCAGGGTCAAGCGTATCCAGCATTGCAGGTAACAGCCCAAGATGCTCCTCGGTCATCCTTGGATGTAGCATTCTCCATTGCGGTATCATGCTCTCGGTCCTCTAGCTCGTGGCTGCGCCAGCTTTCGACACGAACTTGCATGCGCAGTCCATCGCCTTTCTCCATTGTAGGTTAGATTGTACCACAGATCGCAGGTTAAATCAATCCCATTCCGCTACGGTTCCCCTAGCCTTCCCATTGGCACGCCCTGCTTCCCCTCTAACCGCCCCCTAACTCGCTCAATCTGTCCCAGGGTGGCCTTGGCCCTTGGCTTGGACCAAGCCTTGAAGCCGGTCCTGGGGCCTTGGTTGGTCTAAACGGTTCAAAAATAATTTTGGAAGCAAGCCAGCTTAAGCCAGGACGCGAGGACCAAGGCTTTGGAAGCCAAGCCAGGGTCGGACAGATTGAGCGAGTGAGGGGAAGGCCAGGGGGGCCGGAGAGCGAGAGCACGGGGCGATCACGGGAGTTGCAGGGCATGTTGCCGGGCTTGGCGAAGCCACTGGCCCTATAAATGGAAAGGGCCGCTAGGGTGCTATCCCCAACGGCCCTGAATGCGCCAGCGGGCTTCGCTGGCCGATTTGGAACGGACTAGGAACGGCGCAATACTAGCCCGACTAGGATAAGAGTAAACACTGCCCCGCTTATCCCGCCCATGAAGAAATAGGCTGCCATTTAGACTGCCCTCCCATGTGCCTGTTGCTGGGCCAGGAAGTCCGCCAAGCTTGGGCGATTGCTCGCCTGCTTGACCACGGCCTTGTCGCCGACGACCATCTGCCATTGGCCCCACCGCGTGTAGGCCGTGTACTTAATCTCTTTCCCGAGCGGCATCGGCACTTCGGCCTGGATTGCCGCCAAGAGCTTCGCCTTGTGCGCCTTGTGCGCCTTGTACATCTCGCGATCGATCGCGGCGAGGGCCTGGACCGTCTCGCTGAAATCCTCGACGCTGATGTTCACGTATTCGTTGTCCGCCATCTTAGCCTCCTATGTCTCGCGGGGCCATCCCCCGCCAATCGACCCGCCAATGGTCCGCCCCGATTGCGGCCGAATTATGGCCAACCGCACGCTCATTTCGCATAGCACCCATGCGCCCCACGCAACTGTGGCCTCGCCGCCACACTATGTCCCTCCAGCCACTCTTGACGGGGGTGGGGCCAAAAGTCCGGCCTCTCGCGCGGGGGCGTCCTTGTCCGCGCAAATGATGTGAAACTTCACGCCCATACCTTTGAGAGCTATAAAGGTGGTCGTTGGAGTGAAGATAGTGGTTGAATTCAGGCGAGGGTTGTAGGAGAATGCGGGATGATGGAGTAAGTGGAGGCGAGAATGACTTTGTTCTGGCATCCGACTGGTCCGCACGTGAAGTATAATGACGGGTTGCTGTATATCCATGATCTCAACCCTGAGGTTAGCACACGCTGGCGGATGAGCCGAGGTGAGATGCTAAGCCTAGGTTGGCGATGCATCGTAGCAGCATTACGAGGATAGCTTGCGGCATTGGCGCGATACCGAGCGGGAGTTCCGGCGGGACCGAGACCGCAGAGTCAAGCCGACGCTGGCGAAGCTACAATTCTTGGAAAGGCCATGGCAGGAGTCAGAGGACGAGGCTACGAGGTTCTCGGAATCAGAGAACTCACAGCCGAAGACGTTAAAGGCCTGAAGCGGGCGAGGCTGCCGGCGGTGCGGCGGCTACGCCATGCGCATCACCGGCTTGCCTTGCTGGTGGCCACCGGATTGCCCGTCCACGATATCGGAGTCCTCACTGGCTACAGCCAATCCCGTATCGAGACCCTCAAGGTCGATCCGGCCTTCAAGGAACTGATCGCTGCGAAGCTCGGCCTGATCGAGGCCAACGCCGCCGACACCATCAGCGAATACAACAACCTAATCCTCACCAACGGCATGAAGGCCGAGCAGCTGATTGCTGACAAGCTCGACGCGGCCCTCGATGCCGAGGACGACGACATCCCCTGGGCCGTCTTGCTCAAGGCCTCCCGCGATGCCGCAGACCGCGTTGGCCTCGCCAAGCGATCCGTTGCCCTCAACGTCAACGTTGACTTCGCCTCTCAACTCCAGAAGGCCGTTCAGCGCAGCCGCCTGAAGGTCATCGAACACTCTCCCCCCGCAGCACCAGTGAGTCCGCCGACTCTCCTTGGTGATGCTCTGGCCGGGGCTTCCGGAAACGGGAAGGAGGCCGTGTCAGCCTCGCCCCGGCCAGTTCTAATTCACGACAGTTCGCCTCCCTCTGTCGTGAGACCAGCCCCGGCCCTCCAACCCCCTTCGACCCAGCCGGGGCTGGTCACTCGTAGGACTGCATGAGCAATCGAGACCATCTTATGCTCTTCAACTGGTACCCGGATGGTATCGAAGCAGCCGAGCCTTGGCCAACTATAATTGAGATTCATGAGGCCTTGCTGTACTCCAGTACCCTACACGTCATGGCCAATAGCGATATCCGAATCGAGTGCATCAATGGCCAAGCTACCTATGAGCAGCTAGGTATGACCCATGGCTATAACTACGGTTCTGATTACGGGCCAATCATAGTTGGTAGGCTCACTCAAGCAACCTACGAGCCAACGTGCTAGCCCCCTCCCAGCCAACCCTAACCGAATGGCTCGGCGAGGTCTCCCTCGATCCCCTTGGCTTCGTCTATGGGGCTTTCCCTTGGGGCGAGCCCGACACCCCGATCGAGAAAGATGAAGGCCCTGAGGACTGGCAAGCTGGGGTCCTCACCAGAATTGGTGAACGCCTTCGCGCTGGCTACAGTGTCGATACCGTCATCTCTATGGCCATCCAAGAAGCCACCGCCTCAGGCCATGGTGTAGGTAAATCTGCCCTCGTCGCCTGGATCATCATCTGGGGCATCTCCACCTTCCCGCATACCCGTGGCGTCGTTACCGCCAACACAGAGACCCAGCTGAAGACAAAGACCTGGCCCGAACTCGGGAAGTGGTTCTCGATGTTCATCGGCAAGGCCATGTTCGAGTTCACCGCCACAGCGATCTTCTACAAAGGCGGGACGATCGAGGACGAGAAGACCTGGCGAATCGATATGGTCCCGTGGTCCGAGCGGAACACCGAGGCATTTGCCGGACTCCACAACCAAGGCCGCCGAATTATCGTCATCTTCGACGAGGCCTCAGCCATCCCGGACCTGATCTGGGAGACTACCGAAGGAGCCCTCACCGATGCCAACACCCAGATCATCTGGTGCGTGTTTGGAAATCCTACTCGCAACACAGGACGCTTTAGAGAGTGTGCCCCTGGAGGTAGGTTTGGAGCATACTGGCATTTCAACAAGGTTGATTCGCGTACGGTCTCCTTCACCAACAAAGAACAAATCCGCCGCTGGATAGAAGCCTATGGCGACGATTCCGACTTCGTTCGCATCCGCGTCAAGGGCGAGTTCCCCAGAACTGGCGAAATGGAGTTCTTCAATGCAGCGGAGGTGGAAGAGGCAATGCTGCGGGAGGTTCATACAGACCCCTCTGCTCCTTTGGCTATCGGCGTTGACGTGGCACGGTTCGGGGTCAACTCCTCCGTCCTCTTCCCTCGCAAGGGTCGAGATGCCAGGAGCATCCATCGTGAGCGCTACCAAGGCCTCGATACCGTCGCCCTAGCGACAAAGACCTTCGAACTCGCCGATCGCCTCCATGCCGACGCTGTCTTCATCGACGGCGGTGGTGTCGGCGGTGGCGTCGTGGACAACTGCCGCAGGCTCCGTCTCTTCGTCTACGAAGTCCTCTTCGGCTCCAAGAACACCATCTCCGACATCGATGGCCTTGGCGAAAAGTTCGCTAACCTCCGCGCGGGTATGTACGGTGCCCTTCGCCGCTGGCTCAAGACCGGAGCTATCCCATTCGACCAAGACCTCAAAGCCCAACTCCTCTCCATCACCTATACCCTCAACAACCGCGATGAGATCATCCTGACCTCGAAGGAAGTCATGATGCGGGAGGGGAAGCCTTCGCCGGATGATGTCGATGCGCTGGCAGAAACCTTTGCGCTGCCTATAGCGAAGGCCGCCCATAGCGGCGGCGAAGGCCCGCAGAAGCCGATGGTGGAGAGCGAATACGACCCATACAGTCGCGAATGGATGGAGCCTGTAGCCGCATGAGCTTCGCCGCACCGCCGCAAGGCACCCTCCCCCAGGTTCCCAACGCCCCTCCGCCCCCACCGATGTTCGGCGCCCAAACCACCCCCGGCTCCAAGCCCAAACGCCAATCCTTCTTCCCTACCTTCCTCGGCACAGGGTCCACGCCTGAGGCTGGGCAGTTGGGGCAGAAGACATTGTTAGGAGCGTAGCATGAAGCTCTACTTCGACCCCGCTAAGGTCAAGCGAACCACCACCCGCCAAGAGTGGAAGGAAATGCATCGCTGGTGTCGGCTGGCAACCAAGGAACTGGCGAAGCATGAGGACGAGTTGGTTCGTCGAGTAGCTGAGATGCAGACTGACCTCATGCTCTTTGGCCATGCAAGGATTGATATCATGGATGAGCTTATTAATCCACCCTTGCTCCTTGGCCCTGGTATGGAGGAGGCCCTTCATGGTTGATCGCATCCAACTCTCCGTCCCTACCTATATGCAACTCGACGGTCAGTGGCAGATCGCTCAGACAGGCTCTATCATCGATGTTCCAAACAAAGCCTCTTTCTCTGCCTCAACTGCTACCATCCTAACCGAACCAGCCGGCTCCCTCGCCTCTCACGGCAAGCCCACCCCTGTCCGCAATGTGAGGACTGGCTTTTGAATCCTATGTCCTCGAAGACCAAGCAAATCATAGCCCTTCGTGTCGAGCATCCTGGCTGGACCTCATCACAGATTGCTGCTGAAGTCGGTTGTCAGTCTGAGTATGTCCGAACTGTCTGGCGCCGATACATACCAAAGGAGGGAATGTCCTCTGACCCAAGGGTCTCCCTTGCCGCCCTAGCTGATCGCCAGCGCCGTCAGGCCGCCCTCGCCCAACGCGGCCTAACCGCCCAGCTAATGGGCGATCCACCACCGAGGACAACATGAACACAATAACGGCTAAAGATACTCGAGGAATT